ACCATAGGGATACGGTCATCATCCCGGTAGCAGACATAGGTGGAAGCAATACCCCCTTGGTAGCTAGTCACCGAGAAGGCGTCGCACTTGGCAAACGGGCTCTTGGAGCCTAGACCCAAGCCACCAACCCTATCGTTGTCGTCGGTCTTATCGCTGGCGAGCAGGGTGGTATAGTATCGAATGATCTGATCGTGAGTGAGGCCAGGGCCAGGGTCGCGGACACCAAAAACTGGGTTGCGACTGCTGGGGGTAGAGACCTTGAAAGAGGTATTAGGGGGACTGGCGTCGAATGCGTTGGAGCAGACCTCGGCGACCACAGCCCTGATCTTGTTGGAATAGAGCTGGTCAATCATGATGGAGAACATCTTGGCCGGGTCACCCATTTGGAAGGGGGTGCCAGTCAGGTTGGTTTCGATTTCAAGGGGGATATGAGCGAGTTTCATTCGGCTATTTTCCATTAAAAAAGCCGCCTGGGGAGGCGGCTAAAGTTGATGTGTAGTAGACATCGTGATTTTGTGGGGTTGCTAGACCATCACCAGTCACTCTCGTAGTTAGGAAGGTTGGGGTTGAGAGGTACATCCATATCGATGTTCAACCAGCTGTACCCTTTGGACAGGCAGTATTCCAGGATGATACCCAGATCCTCCGGGACACCTTCGAAAGGCTGCTCATCAGGGACATATATGAACCAGCCGTAGTCACCCTTTGGATAAATCGCCAACGGAATGATTTCAGAGTCCATGGTTTTTGAGGTGGCGCGAGTGATGTGGAAGGTGGACACAGTGAGCATCCGGGAGAATAAGTCGGTTATGTTCATGGTTAGCCCCATTGATCCCCGAATGCTTTGGCGATTCCAGGATAGGTTTTGCTACGCTCTAGCCAGCGGGTCTCGCTGGGTGAGAGATTATTCTGACCAGTGTCTGTCTGGTTGGCCCACCGTTCTCGTCCATCGACGATACGGCCAGCGACCCTCTGAGTTGGCTTTAGTAGGGGTAGACGATTCAGCCATAACCCGGTGGCTTTGCTGGCATCGTGGCCAAAGTCGTATGGTTGAATTATCTGATCCGCAGGACGGATCTCGCTGGACACGAAACTTCTTCCAGGGTTCTCGACAGCCTTGGGATAAGGCAGGTCCAGCAACCTCTGGAAATTGGCCAGGGCGTGCTCCCGAGCGTCCCGCCTGACTTTCCCCGTCAGGGTGCCAGGCTTGACCCTCTGGTGGTATCCGCCATTAGGGTAGCGGGTGTAGTCTGGGTCCTTGAAAGCCCAGGCGGCTGACACCGTCAGGTAAGTGCACATGGGGTGGAAGATGGCCATGTTCTAGTTGTCGTTGGCGATCTCCCATATATCACACTGATAATGCTTGTGATTGTGACCAAGAGGGGAGATGAGGTCGCAGCTCCAGACGTCGTGTCCCTTAGCCTCGAAGGCCTCTCGGGTGTGGAGACAGGTGGTGTAACCAAGCAACACCTTCATGTGCTGGTCATGCCGTGGACTGCAGCCAGAGTGACCCGGCGGGCGATAGGACACAGGGGATAAACTGCCAGAGCATATCGCTTGTCAGGTGTTCGAACAGTCTCGAACACGAAGCCATTATCCAGGATCATCTGGCGTATTTTAGCCGTGGTGGTTGGGCTTTTTCTATCTGCCCAGTCGGGTACGCTCTGTTTGAGATTGCTGATCAGGGTACACATCTCGGTGTTCGCCGCCTCGATATAAATCATACCAAACTGGCTGACGGTGTGCTGTGTAGGACTGAACTCACCATAAGTGTCAGTGACAGTGTGGTTCATCAAGCTGCCTCCTCAATTTCGATCCGGGTTTGATAGACCATCAGATGGTCCACAGCCTTTTGGGCCAGGGTGGCAGCTTCCTGTAGGGACTTGGCGTCTCCCTTCAGGACCTCAAGCCAGTTCTTCAGGTAGTGGACATGGTCCACTCGGATCGTGGGGGTGATGTTGAGTTCGGCACACAGGAAGGCGGATCCTATTTCCGCGATCAGTTCCTCGAAGGCATAGGCATTGGATCCAAACTTGTTCTGCAGAGGTCGGTCAAGCCGGCTGGTGTGACCAGTCCAGTGGACGAGTTCGTGGAGCAGGGTGGCGTAGTATCCCTCGGTGCTATGGAAGAGGGAGAGGGCAGGCATGGCGATGAAGTCCTTGCCTGGGTGAAAGAAGGCTCGTGTGGGATCCCGGTTGACCTGAGGAGCAACATTGTTCACGAACGTCTCGACCTGGGCGAGGGTGGCTGGAGCCTTATGGACGGGTGGAGGGGGTTCGGTGAGCTGTTCGACATTGAAGACCCGGGCGGCTCTGGAGACACCCTTGCTGTCGGGATCTCCGGGCGTGGGTGGCTTGAAGACCCAGATAGGGGTGGATTTCTGACCCTTGGCAACTTGGAACCCTGTGGCTTCCCATTGATTGTAGGTCGCCCAGCGGTGGTCGGTGAACTGGGCCGACCACAGATTAAGAACATTGTTGCCACGGTAGGCTCTGTTGGTAGTGAAGTTCGTAGGGATCGAGGATCCCCAAGGTGGCGACCAGGCATCTGGGTCGGCCTTCTCAAGCATGGCGATGATTTTGTCGAGCATCTTTTAATTATCCAGAGGTGTGGGCTGTGATTGATGTGACATCGGCGTTGAATTCAATGCTGTCGCCGTCGTCGTGGCCGTATGGACCAGTTAGTATAGCTTCAATGGTCACATGGACTGGTCCATGTTTAAGGATATGCTTGGCGAGTTTTTGACGTCCCTTCATGACATCAATGATGGCGTAGGTAGAGGTGAAGGTGGGGATGGTCATCACTTCTCCCAAGTCACGCGAACTTCGTAGCCACCTTCTTGGTAGTATCGACACGTCTCCGCCAGAAGTTTGAAAATACGACGGTCGCTGTCACTCGAATTGTCAAAAAGGCCGAGGGCGGATCCCTGCTTGTATTCCGACCAGTAGAACAGGTCGTTGATATCATCCAAGGTGAGCCTCGTTGCGAAACCTGGCTGGCGGATCGTCTCATGTGGACTACAATCATCAAGCATGAGCCAGATGTATTGCTCCAGGTCAGGGAAGGCTTTCTCTGACATACCAATCCGGCCTGGTGATGGCACGATGGTTTTGTTCGGATGGAATTCGAAATACAGCATCAGTATCACCTTATGAATTTGATCGAATGAGTGTAGTTCTTGAAATCTACGCTCAGCCTAAGTGTCTGGTGGTAACCGCCTTCGATAGCAGTAAGCGGGTCGGTAGAAATGCGTGTATATAGGGCTGAAGCTTCGTTGATGTCACCACCGAAACGCCTGAACGCTCGGTGGTAGCCTTGACGCAGCAGTCGGCGGATCGCTTGCAGATGAGCGGGCGTCAGGTTCTTGTCTACCCAATCAGAAAGACTGTCGTTGAACGTCTCGCTGCAACGATAATAACCCAAACTTCTCGCAATGCTCTCTCTGAACTTATCGGTGATCAACACTTTATCAAACAGGCTTTCGGCCCACTCCGATGCCTTGAGTGAACGCTTTACCAGTGAGGGGTCGATCCACGCACAAGGCTTAGCATCGAGGTCGTCTACGGCGCAAAATGCGTCCGTTGCGAGACTATAGACCTCCTCAGCAAAAGAATTTTCCCGGTAAGCAGGCTCAAGGCCAGGTTCGATCCTCAACCATATCATACTTCCGAAGGCTCGAAATTCGCTCGCTACTGACCCATCTTCTGTAGATTTGTGGTGCTCCAGAACGTCATGTGCGAAGTCTCCCTTTACAATATTTGCCCCTGGGAACCAATCTGGAACCCACCCTTCGTCGCCGAAATCTTCGTCCATTTGCCAGGAAAATGTGTGAACTACGGGCATCAGACGCGACAGATCATCAGCATCACAGATGCCACGTTGGTGCCACTCTCCTTGAAACTTCCCGCCGCTAGGTCAGTGGTCTCCCAAAGATCGATGAGGGGTTCCGAGTTGAGCCAGTTGCGGAAGTAAGTGCATTTTTTGTTGTCCTGGGTCTTCCAGGCGGGTGAGGTGATAGCGACCAGCACTCCACCTGGATTCAGCATGTCGAAAGCGTGCCGTACATGCTCGATGTCCTGAAGGCACTCAAAAGGTGGGTTCATCAGGACTCGGTCGAACCTGTCATCGAGGTCATGAGGAATTGGCACCTTCATGAAATCCACACAGGTCGCGGGATAGCCCTTCAGTTCAAGGATTCCACAGAGTGTATGGTTCTGCTCGTAAGCCACGATCTCACAACCTTCTGGTATCTGGTCGAGGAGGTTGCCGGAACCTGCTGAAGGCTCCAGGATACGCATACCTGGCTTGATGTTGGCATCCGCGACCATAGCCTCTGCCAAGGTTGGTGGAGTTGGGAAGTAGCCTGGGATTTTAGCGAACTTCACCTTGTCCAGCTCGACTTGGAGGTCGATAGCCTTCTGTCGCTCCGCCTCTTCCTCCCGGTTGCTGTCTGTATCGAGGAGCTTCCACAGAGCGTGAGCTTGGGGTGTGTCTTGGGATGGAATACCTTGGCAGCTCCCACCGTCGTAGTAGCCTCCATCATGAGTGATCTTCTCACGGGCCAGGCTGAGTATTTCAGCCTTGGTCTTCAAATCTGCCAAAAGGTCGACCATCGGTCCGTATCTGTGCATGTCCGCAAGGGCGGACATGGCTTTTTGTCCGCGTTCGAGCTGGCGCCCTTCATTCCAGGCTTTTCGAGCCTCACGCTGACGCTTAAGGGTGTTGGTCTGCCTGTCTGCGAATGCCTTTTGGATTTGGGGTGTGAGTGTATCCCCCATCTTGGTGAGCTTGTCTGCCAGTGGGGTCATGGTGTGATTTCCCATTTAACTTCGCCGGTTTCGGCCAGATCGCGGAGGACTTGGACGGCACGGAGACGAGTGGCGTCAGGTTCATATGCAACAAACAGCTCGAAGGCCTGCTCACGCTCGAGACCAAGCACATCTATGCCTGCGTCGTAAAAGTTGAAAGTTGTGAGAGAAGAGCGATATTCAAATACTGCTACAGCCCATCCTGCGATACAGGCTGTAGTGCCACAAGTTTGGAGATAATCTACAGTCACTGGAGTTTGATGGTTTTGGAACTCCTGATCACTGACGTAGCTGTGCATATCAAAATGCTCATCGGTGACATAGTTTTCAAGGTAGTTCGCAAGGGTGAGGATGTTTTCGACATTCATTCTGAAATTTCCCATTTGACTTCGCCAGTTTGGGCGAGATGACGGAGGACGTGGACGGCTTGATCTTTGGTGATTTCACGCAAAGGAATCGGTAAATCTAATACATAGAACAGTTCATCAGCCTGATCTGATGTCAGACCCAAAGCAAGACGGGCGTTCTTGAACTCAGTGAAGAGTGCTTCCGCCCAGCGGCCAATACATACAGCCGTGCGCGTTCTGTGGAGCAGTTCTAGACCCCACCCATGTATCCAGGAGGCCATGCTGAAACTGTGTGGCTTGACTTCGGTTTCCAGGTAGGTTGTGAGGGTAAGGATGTTGGCGACGTTCATTGTGATGAGATCCCTAACAGACGGCGAAAAGTGTCTTCAACAAGAGACGGTGCGTGGTCAGCTTTAGGGACATCCAGAATTCCCCACGCAATGAGATTCCCGACGCTGGGATAAGGGTCCAAAAATGGTCTGAAGTCTTCTGGAAACAGGATACCGATGGCGCATCCACCGGAGTATGTGCAGCGTGTCTTTTTGAGTTGGGCTTGGAGTTGGTGATATTCATGGGATCTCTTTCATAATTTCGAGCATGGATTTGGATGTGCTTGGCGTGCGTTTCATCGCTCTCACAGCCTGTTCGATGACATCTATTGAATAGACCTTGATCCTCTCCTGGAGCTGTCGGGGGGTAAGTGTTCGCCAGTCGGAGATTTCCTGGATGGCATCACAGGCTTCCTCGATCTCAGCCATGGGGTCATGACTGGGAGGAGGGGGTAGATTGTGGGTAGCGATGGTCGGCTGATGATCGGGGAGGGGTTGCAGGAAGAGAGGGTAATCGAGTGTGGAGACAAAACTGTAGTTGATACGAATGATGGTGTGATGGTCGGGGTTCACACATCCATATTGGTTACAGATCCGCCAGGTTCTCCAGAATTTGTTCCAGGGAGGGTTCCCCATCAGCACTTGGACGGAATGATATTTCAGTCCTCTCCAATTGAAGGTCTTGGGGGCGATGATGTGGGTGTCTTTAGTGGTGGATAGACTCTGGAGTTTGGATTCCGGGCTGTTCGGCTTGGGTTTTGTGACTGTAGAGGAGGGGAGACTGGTTCGCCGGTGGCTCGGGTTCACACAGTTGAGATTGTCACAGGTTCGCATCAGATTGCCCTCAGGAAGGGATCCTTTGGATTCGAACCAGAGCCGGCGGGCTGGGTTGTTGCCATTTGTCAGGTATTTCTGGGGCAAAAGCCAACAGAGATGACTGTAGGCTTCCTGCCAGTCGCTGCGGAAATCATGGGATCCCGGAGCAAATATGATTTTGTCGATGAAGTCATTCATGGCATACACCTAGACGCAGCTGTAGGCTGTTTGGAAGGTCGAAAAGTTGGATGTGTAGTAGACAAACATCTAATATTTTCTGGGATAAGCTACTATTTGATCCGATCGGATCAACTAAAAGATGTATAAAAAGAACTTTATTGACAGGAAAAAATATATATTCAATATGAAGAGTAAAGTTGTTTGTATAGTAGATAAAAAATAAATATCTACTAGATATTCAGTTTTTGTATGTACTCAAAAATTATACTTTCATCCTCTCAATATTCCTTTGGACGCCCACAACCGCGCCAGGGCCGTACCAGACCCTCCACTGGTACATACCCACCCGGACCCCTCACCAAACCCCTCCAGCAGGCTTAAATCGGCCCTGGCGCGGATCTCCCAGCCAAACCCCTCCCGGTCGGCTGCAAATTACAATGACACCCGTCATCTTTGGTTTTCATCAAATCCATCCAATCACGGGTAAAATTGTCGTCACGACCAGTGATACATATATATCACACTCGTCCCTCCCGAGTTATCCACAGTGATATATAGATCACACACACCGTACAGGTGCATTTACCCCCAATCCTCGTCCGGCGCCTCCTCTTGACAATCGTCAAAAACTCTGAGCGTCACCAAATCCAGGTCCTCGATAGGGTCAAAAACCCTATCTTCTAGCCATTGGTCATATTCCATCGGATGACACCGCCATCAGTTCGACCCAGCGGGCGTTATTCAACGCCCAAATCATGTGCCTGTTGAGCCAGTACCGACTTGTGTGTTCGGCAAAATTGATATCCCACGTCGTCTCCGAGTCATCGGACTCCCGCAGGCCTGTAATCACGCGCACAATCACTTTTTCTTCCTTTTGATTAGGACTACTCGAACCCCATTGGGGTTCTCCCCACGGCTCAGAGCCGCGAATTTCTGATTTTCGATGGATCGCGCCACCTGTTTTGGAGTGGCATCCACCAAGCGGATCTCCCGTGGCAGCAGATTGGTCCTGGGTTCCCGTCCCAGACCCCGAGCCGGATCAACGACCCAGCACGCCTGGGTTTCGTCCCAGACCCGCCACGTTTGGCCATCGAAGCGCGTTTGTAGGCTCCGGGTCTGGGACTCCTGGCCCCAGTCAACGTCTGCCCGGACGTTGGCCTTCATCTCGTCCAGGGCCGACTTGGTCGCTTGGGTCCTGGGCAGCTCCACGGGTGTCCCCCGTGGCTTCAGGCGTTCCAGCCTGGCTAACAAGGTTAGGTCCATAGCCGCACCTGCAGCAGAACCAGGCCAATGAAGGCCATCAGAGCCAGGACCGGCTCGATTTTTCGTAACATGCTGATCTCCAAACATGAAAAAACCCCGCCGGAACATGTCCAGCGGGGTAGGGATAGGGTGATTTTGGAACTGATCTTTGACACTGTGAATAGATGAAACGCACGCGACCTAACTTAGTTAGGTCATTTGCAGGCCTAGACCCTTAAGGGCACTCTTGGCCTCTTGGTATGCCGCCAAAAGGGCAAGGCCCTTCTGATACATACCAGAAGACTGAAGAAGGGTAGTTTGGGCTTCGTTGAATGGCGCTTGCATCGCCATTTCAATTGCCACCACTGCCAGAAGGCTTTCCTTCTGGTCTCGGGTAATCATGCCGAAGGCCGCTTCTGTAGCGGCCTTTTCCGCGTTCTTTTCAATATCAGCCGCCATGCGTCCAGCGGCCGATATAGGCGAAGCCTTGGCGCGCTTTTCAGCGTCTAAGGCTTCGAGTTGATCCTTGAAAGTGAAGCATTGCTTCACTTTCACTCGATAGGCGTAGACGCTATCAGCGTCCAACCCTCGCGCGTGGCCGATAAGATCGGCCATTTCACGAAAATGTTCACTTGTGCCACCTTGGGCACAAGCAAGGGCAAAGAACGCCCAATCCGTGGCATTTTTTGCGGCTTTCACCGCTTTGGAGGCGGTCTTACCCACCTCAATAGAATCCGCGTGATCTTGAGTAAGATCACGTTCCACTGCCAAGCATCGGGCGATGATCGTCCGTTCCTTGGAGTAGGGATCGAAGTGAGGCACGGCAATAGGTGCGGCCTCTGAAACTCTTTGAGCTTGCGTCATGTTTTGATCTCCTAGAATGGCCTAACTTAGTTAGGTCAGTTGACATTGTGTGGATTAGGCACAGTTCCGCGCTCTTCCCAGAAGGGGATTTTGGGCGGAACCCTGCCTTGGTGCTTGCGCGTCCGGTCGGACGCGCGCCTAGCGTGTGTTCCATCTATTCACAATGTCAAAGATCCATGCCCCACCCGGGCGGCCTCTTTCTTCCTACCCTCTGACTATAGGCTAGGGTGCAGCATGGGTATATACCACCAGGGTAAGGGGTATACCCTTTTTTATTGTTGTTTTTCAGTGGGTTAGAGAATACAATTCCACATCGATTTCTGAAAAATTTTTCCAAAAATACTGATATCACAATGAAAAAAGCCTCCCACTACTGGGAGGCTCTCTCAAATACATAGAATACGTCTTTATCTACCAGGTTGTTGGTGACCCAGAACTTGGCGTCACGCTCACTCCTAAACCACATAGCATCTGAAACTCCACCCCAACCCCCAACACCCCGGTACTTCCCATTCTGCTTCACGCACCAGGATCCACCCTGCCAGTCAACCTTCATCCGATCAAAATTCACTTCTTCACTCCAATCCCAACATAACTTTCACCCACCACCGTGAACCGCATCACTGATGCCAACTGGTCCATCATCATTTCGAAACGCTTCATCTGCACTGGATTGGCCTTGGCTACCAGCTTGGTAAACAAATAATACTGGTTGTACAGATCCATGGTGCTAATTGACCCAACATCATCCCCCATCACCACCTCTCGGCAATGGTTCAAAAAATATCGGACATTGTTATTCAGATTGGAGATGTCTCTAATCAGTTCTATGTGACTTGAGCCCTCCATATAGTGGCCCCGAAGCATCAAATCGGCAATCGCCGGTGCAGCCCAACTCGCAATCGCCTCGACTTCCTCTGACAGGATCACTTGGGCGTAGTTGGGTATCTCCTCATCATTCGTCAGGGGATGGCTGAACTTGAAGAACAACCACCTCCGAGCAAAACCAACCGAGCTATCTCTGGACTTCGGCAGGAAGTTAGAGGCAAACCACTGGGCACAGGTGGGCTTGAACTGGAAAATATCCTTTCCCTTGAACTGAGCCGAAATCTGACCGCCTTCCACAATTTCCTTGAACCGTTCACCAGAGATCATCTGAGTGTCAGACAGCTCCCCACAGAAATTGGCCAGCTTGTCCAGCATCGTGGCGGGCATGAACTTGTCACCCCAACACTCTGGCGGCACCGAGGAACTGGCATCCTCCGGGATCATCCCCTCCATCACCTCTTTGATCACGCTTTTGCCTGTCTTTGCGGCTCCATACAGGCAGAAGGCCTTGGAATACTTCCACGCCACCCCAAAAAGCGTAGCTGCCATCGCCTCCCGAAGGCCCTGAACCTTCTCGGCATAGTCAGAATCCTCCCCCCAACAGCGGTCCAGATGACCCAAAAATCGTAAAGGAGCCGCCTCGGCAGGCTTGTACTGAAAGTTCAGGACGTAGGTGCAGCCGTATTTTGGATCATGATCTCGCAACTGCAGATCGGGGGTAAGAAACCCATTGGCAAAATTGATGCCCACGATGTTCTCGTCACCCTTGATGCCGAATTCCACCTGGGTCCTCATCGTCTTCACGATGCCCATATAGTCATTGTACTTGCGTGCGGCCGGCAGATCCCCAAACCGATCAATCACCACCCGGGTCAAGTCCCGTTCCGTGATTTCCTTCCAGTAGGATCCCTCCCACTGATACATCTTCGTGCCAACCGTCCTGAGCTGGCCAAACTGCTCCAGTTCCTTAACCGCAGCCAAGGCAATCTCCCTCTGGTCGATGCCTTTCAACCCTGTGGTCTGGAGTTCCTTGATCCGCTTTCGCAGCGTATTATTGTTGGTCAGCCCCCTCGTCGACTGACTTATGAACACCAGAAGTGCATTCTGCTCCATAATGTTCATGTGTTTGTCTTTGGCCAGACGCAGCAGCACTTCGTCGATAATCTGCATCCGATCCACCATGTTTTCCATAGGGACTTCAGTGAACTTGTCCAACAGATAGGTCTGATACCGCTCAAACCCCCATTCTTCCATGTCCTCGCCCAGATATTCCTTGGCAGCTTTGACCTCCTCGGGCGTCAATCCCAAGGTCCAGCCTTCAGGTAGCAAACACTGGTTTTCCACCACGTCCCGCCTCAAAAACTCCATCACTTTGTCCCTGGCCTTCATGGGATCCATCGGATCGCCAATCACATTTTCTGTGAAATTAGCCACCCAGGCCTCCGCTTCGTCCAAGGCCTCAAGCAGAGTACGCTCGCCCTTGATCACGCCCCGGGACAACAACCCGGCCATGGCCACCATGGCCGAGTCACGCCCTCCAGCCGGAACCCATTTGGTGACAGAGACACTCCCACGGCTCGACAGTTTGATGCCGGCGTCAATCAGAGCCTTACGAAGGCGTGTCTCGAAATCGACAGGCAGTTCAGCCAGCTGGTCCAGAACGTCCGTCAGCTCGCAATTAGCCACATAAGGCATCTGCGTGTCGGGGTGGATCGACGGAGGTAGAACAATCTGGGTGCCACGGGACAGGATCTCGACAATGGTGTTGCCTTCCTCCCCCTTGATCCTGGACGTCTTTTGTCCCTGCCATTTGTAGACGTAGACAGCGCCTTTCTTACCTCGACGTACCCACTTCGACAGGGGCACCAGACTCTTGATGATCTCCAGCACCTCTGGTTCATCAGTGTCCAGGTCGATTGCCACCAGACCGGACAAGGCCCCCAGTGGCATCCCGATATTCCCACTGGCAAAGCGGTCCTTCCAGTCTGCCCGCAGCCCTTCACTAGGCATCTCGGTGGCATATTTCTGCCACTCCGAAACCGCCGGTCTCTTGTCTCTGGCCATCAGGGGGATAGCGGGTAAACCCAAGTCCCAGTATCGGTCGCAAGTTTCAGCGAAAATCATACTCATGCTCACAGCGCATCCTCAATCTTGGACAGGAATTCAGTCCGCGCAGCTGGTGTCAGAAACTCCTCAAGAGTTTCAACGACCGCCCTCTTGAACAAGGCCATATTCCTGATATTCGCCCTGGTTTCCTGCAAACTCACAAGTTTAATCAGCAAATCGTTGGCTGTTCTCATCAAACTCATAGTTTCCTTGACGTCAGTACCCGCATGTTTACTGCTTTCATTCTTCACCTTGCGGTATAGTTTGGCAATCTCGTGGTCAATCCGGGTGCTTTCTGGGTCCAGAAGTTCATCAGCCCAACTATCATCCTCCACCACCACCGAATTTCCCTCTCTACTAGATATTCGGTCATTCTCAGCGGCATTCACCAGCATCGTCTTGAGAAATGACCGAATATCAGGAGGGTAGGGGCACTCGGCGCAGTCAAACAGCTCAACCCCTTGGTCCACCTGGACCTTGAGAGCCCTGAAGGGAACCAGGGAAGGTTCAGTGATATTGGGGTAGTGAGCCATACTGTGTTCCCTCGAGCGAATTAGCGGAGGATCTCAATACACCCCCTCGGCGAATGCTCAAGCCACAATATAAAATGGTCGGGTACTATATGTCCTTGTGTAGTAGATAAGGGATAATCAGCGTTTAGAATTCTCATTATAACTTGCACACCGATTGCCATTGAAGCCATTGCGTGACAATGGCTTCAAATCCCTTCATGAAAGACTTTGTCACCGACCTCCGTTCCCGCTACCCCCGGGATGGTGTCAAAATGACAAACTCGGAATGGATCTGTGCCAATACCCGTCTGAACAACAAACCCTTCAGCACCAAGGGTTATGAGTTCCAGACCGGAATCATCAACGACAATCACCACGACCTCAGTGTGAAGAAGCCTTCCCAGGTCGGGATGACAGAAGTCCAGATCCGCAAGTTCTTCACCCTACTGGTTCGAAACCGTGGAACTTCGGGAATCTTCACCTTTCCCAATGCCGACATGTTCAAGCGGAATTCCAAGACCCGCATCCGTCCCATCGTCACCCAGCCAGCCTTCGGCAACACGGGTCTTGATGATGAGAAGCCCAATCGCTCCATGAGCCTCTACGAAGTAAATGGCAGCTTCGGCCATATCATGGGTATGACCGAAGGGGAGGCGACCTCTACCCCTGCAGACTTCCTGTTTGAGGACGAGCTCGATCTCAGCGACCAGGCGATGGTTGCTCTATATCAGTCACGTCTCCAGAACTCCGACTGGAAGATGACCCAAGCCTTCTCCACACCCACCCACGCTGCCTACGGCATTGACTCCAAAATCGCTGCCTCGGACCAGCGGGAATATTTCATGAAGTGCCAGAGCTGTGGGCATCAGCAAATCCCGGAGTGGGACGAAAGATTCCTGCACCTGCCTGGTTTCAAGGGTTCCAACCTTCGCCAGATCGACGACGAGACCTTCCAAGCCATTCAGCTGGATGAGTCCTATGTAAAGTGTGAGCGGTGCCAGACCCAACTGGATCTGGCCAATCCCGACCTTCGGGAGTGGGTTCCAGCCCGTCCCGGCCGTGACGCACACGGTTACACCATCCGGCCCTTTAGCACCCACAAACTGCCTCCTTCCTACATTATCCGCCAACATCGCAAGTATGCGGAACTGGACAACCTCAAGGGCTGGCATAACACCACCCTGGGCGAGACCTACAGCGACAGTGACAGCAAGCTGACAGAGGACGTGGTCAAGGCCGTTCTTGGATCTCCTGGACGACCGGAGGTCTCGTCTGACACCCCAGTTGCCATATCCAGTGACATGGGCCGAGTCTGTCACGTTACAGCGGGTGTCATAGACGGGGACTTTGTGCAGCCCTTCCTGTTCGAACAGGTGCCAGCCTCAGAAATCGTCGAATACATGGCGGACTTCCGGTCCAGATATAATGTCGTTTGTGGTGGTGTTGACCGGCATCCCTATACACCCACCTCCAACACCATTCGTGATGAGTCCCGTGGTGTCATCCTACCAATCGAATATCGTGGTGCAGCCCACATCAACCTGGTCGAGGATGAGTATGAGGTCCTGGACTACGCTCAGATCAATCGTACACAAGCCATTGACCGTGTAGTTCGGGCAGTTACAAACAAGCGTTTGAAGCTGACAGGTTACGGCAGTCTAAGACAAGTGGTCATATCTCATCTTTGTGATATGGTCAGAATTGAAGTCCCTGAAAAGCCAGCTGTTTGGCAGAAGCTGACAGGTCAGGATCACTTCATGCACGCCCTTGTCCTGTTACAGGCCTCAGTTGGTGTCCACAAATACAACATTGAGACACGAACTGTCCCGGTGAAGAAATACTTCGGTGTGGTGGGCGTGGATGTTCCTATGGAAATCCCGACCATACTCTCCAGGAAACCCCCTCAAGAAAGGCTCCTCTAATGGCCGGTCCCTCTATCGACCAATTGTTTGCCGACGCAGGTGTGGTTCGCAAGCCGCCCAAGGCCCCTACGGGTATCACTCCCACCTTCAACGCTGCCAATCCAAGTCAGGTCCTGACGGTCCCGACCTATCGAGACCACCTGTCCTCTCTGACCGACAGCCGTCTCAGTCAGAGCAGTCAGACGCTCCTGCGCGACATGTTTAAGCATGATGCGGATGTTTCCGCAGCTGTTGGATCATTCCTGACCCTGTCCGACACCCCCATGACCATGATCGTTCGTGACGTGAATGGGAATATCGACGTCGCTGCTACTACCCAGCTGCCTGCCTTGGTCCGCGCCCTGACTGCTCCCACCACCTATCTTGAAGGCTTCCAGTTCAAGCCCAGTCTCTCCCTGCTGATCCAGGAAATGAGATACATGCTCATGCTCCGGGGATCGATTGGCAGCGAGCTGATCTTTGACAAGAAGATGCGTCCATCTCGTCTGCAGCATGTGGACACGGCCAGTCTGGTCTGGACCGAAGCTATTGCCGGAGAGATGAAACCTTCACAGCGTGTGACAGGTCGAAATGCCCCAGTCAGTCTGGATATTCCCAGCTTCTTTGTTTCCTATCACCGCCGTGATCCCACCTCGATCTATTCCACCTCGGATTTTGTGTCAGTGATCAACACGGCCTCAGCCCGTACCCAGGTCATCAACGACCTGTATCGGATCATGACTGTGACGGGCTATCCTCGCATGGATATCAAGATTCTGGAGGAAACCCTTCTCCAGAACCTCCCACCTTCGGTAAAATCAGACCCTAACCCTCAGACAACGGCTAACTGGATCCAAGCTCGTATGCTGGAAGTCCAAAGCACATTCGCTTCTCTGCGTGCCGACCAGAGTTTCGTCCACCTGGACTCGGTCGAGGCCAATATGCTGAACGACCGCTCCCCTGGGGTTGGAATCGACATCAGCAACGTCATTGATGTCCTCAATTCCCAGAACCAAGCCGCCCTGAAAACCATGGCGACCGTCATTGGACGTGGGTCAGGTGCCGCCGGCGTGGCCTCGGTCGAGGCCCGGATCGCAGCCATGAACGCCGACCAGCTGAATGTGCCTGTCTCTAACCAGCTTAGCCAAGCCTTCACTTTCCTGCTGGCCAGCTATGGTGTCCCGGGCTGGGTTGAAGTCAAATTCGCCCCGGCCGAGCTTCGTCCACCTCTGGAACTGGAAGCCCAGAAGTCCCTGAAAGCCTCCCGTCTGCTCGCGGACCTGTCTCTGGGTATCATCACCGACGAGGAATATCACCTCGAAATGTATGGGCGACTGCCACCCCCTGGCTCCACCCCCATCTCAGGCACCAACTTCCAGAATGCCCCAAGCATAAGTGTCGACCCCACGACAGTTTCGGCAAACAATGACCCTCTTGGCAAGAGCCAATCTGGTGAAGGATCTGCTGCGGCCAAGGGTAATGGTAAGGTTGCGTCCAAGAAACCTCGGTAACATCTAGTAGATCATATATAATAAGTAATTATCATACCTTAGATGAGTTGCTGATTTCGCCCTGCTTGTCATTAAAGCAGGGATATGAAGCAGATCGCCAAAACTCCTGATATCACGGCAAAACTCCGGGCCTCTTTTGGCCCGGATGCCAACATTGATGGGTTGATTATCTATGAGGCGGTGCTTGCTACTAATGAACCTATCCGCAAGACCGGGGGTTTTTTCCAAGGTGCAGTAATGTCGCCCCATCTCCTGATGGAGATGGCCGCGTCCTTGAATAGTGAGAGTGTTCCTATCCGAATGGAACACGTCAACAGCGGTCAACCTTTTGGTCGTGTGTTCTCGGCTGCGCTTCTGAACGGTGGATCCGAACTGCGTGGCCTGATGGCCGTAGACGGTACCAACCACCCTGACGTGACGAGCAAGCTCGATAGCGGAACCATCGATATGGTTTCCATCGGTATCTCGAACAAGCACTTTAATTGTTCATCCTGTGGTTTCGACTTCTTTGCTGACACCGACGAAGCACTAACCGCGCTTTGGACGGGTGAAGACCCTAACGGTCACACCATCGGCAAGAATGGTGTCCACGGCGTACTGTCCGGTCTCAACGTATTTACCGAAGTTTCCCTGGTTGGTGCTGGGGCAATCAAGAGTGCTCGTGTTGTAGGGCCTTCTGAATCTCGTCTCACCCCAGAACAACAGCAACGTCTCGCTGCCTCGGCACAGGGTGGGAAGAATGTCCTCATTCTCTCAGCCTCTTCCCCCTCTCCAGACAAGGAAATCCCAGTGGATCTTAAAGAATTTGCTAACTCGCTTGAAGCCGCTGTGACTGAAAAAGTCACTGCGACTGTCAAGCTCGCAGCCGCCGAAGCCCGTGTGGCAGAGCTCACCGCCGAAGTCGCCAGCCTGAGTGCTGTCCAAGCTGATGCTGCCAAGCTGGCAGTCTCCGAAGCAGAAGTCGCTGTAGCAGTCACTGCCCTGAGTGCTGAAGCCAAGCTGATCCTCACGGCGTGTGGTGAAGCAGACGCGAAAATTCCGGCAACCATCGCAGAACTGACTGCGCTGATTGCAGAAAAGCGGACTGCTCTTTCTGCCATTCTGCCTAAGGGCGGGGCCAGTCAATCAGCAGACGGCCAAAGTGAAGTTCCACTTGTCTCGCTTTCTGCGGGTCATTCTTTCCGCATGCCCCGTAAATAAGGAGATACAACATGGCTGAGTTCCATAATGACGTCCGTCTGAGCAAGTTCCCGTTTCCTGATTCACAACTGACGGTAAACCTCGCCTCTGGCATTACTGCTACTCACATTGGTCTTGCTGTTACGCAAGACACCAGTGCTGACAATCAAGTCAAGCTGGCTGGTGATGGTGACCCTATCTTCGGCATTCTGTACACGGTCGAGAACCGCGTCACCGAAGGTACCCTGATTGGCACCGTCGAATTCCGCTTTGCTGCCAAGCTCGCCATCAAGACTGGCCTGACGGGTGGTGCTGCGGTTGCCCGTGGCAAGCGTCTCATTGGTGCCGGCGCTGGTGAGGTCAAGGCCATCACCGAAGCAACTGCCGCCGAGTTCAAATACTTCGCAAGTGCCCCGGTCTGTTGGTCGGTTGAAGGCACCAAAGCGATTGCTCACAAGATCTAATTGAGGAAATTCGACATGAACAAGAGTACTTCTGAAATCAAGCGCGGATCTCCTGAAGCAGTTCTTTCTGCCCTGAAGGACGACTCCCGTGGTAATTCGGTCGAGGCCGGCATCCGTCTGACCTCGGAAGCCGCTTCCTACGGCCTTAGTCTTCGTGACTATCTCCGTCTGCGAATCGACCCACGTCTGAGCGCCGACGACGTCAAGCCTCTCTACCTGGCTGACTCCAAGTCGTTCCTCAACGGCTACGAAACGGCCCTGAGCTTTCTGAACCTGCCTACCCGGGATGACCTGGACGGTGGCATCATGCTCCAGCTGGCAGCTGATACCTTCCAGCAATTCCCTGGCACCCGGGCCATGTTCCCGGAAGTCGTGGATGACATGGTGATCTGGAAGTATCGTCAGACCAACTTCGAAACCACTGATGGTATGATCTCTCAATCCCGTAATATTTCGGGTCCTGAACTGATCTCCACGATCATTGAAGACACCTCAAATGACTACGAAGAGGGTGTCGGTGCGGTTTCTGAAGGTGGCCAGGTTCCTATTCACTCGATCCGTTCGAGCGAAAAGTCTGTCAAGCTGTGGAAGTACGGCAACGGCTACAAGACGACCTATGAATTTAATCGTCGAGCCTCTCTGGACATCCTGACCCCCTACGCTCTGAAGACCCAGAAGCAAATCGACCGTTCGAAGGTCGGTACAGCTACCCGCATGCTGATCAACGGTGATGGCGTCCATGGTGCCGCTACGGTCACCAACCAGTCTGCCTTCAACACCGCCGTTGGTTCCAACTCGGTCAATGGTACTCTGTCCTACAAGCACCTGTGCGCTTGGCTGGTTGAGCGTGCCAAGGCCGGCTACCCCATCGACACTGTCGTTGGTGGCTGGGATCTGTATCTGCAGTGGCTGTTTATGTTTGCTCTGCCGTCTGCCGACAAGTCTGGTCCAACGGATCAGGAATCCCTGGCTGCGATGGGCTTCCAACTGAAGGGTATTCCTATCCTACAGGGCTCGGTTGACTTCAAGTTGTCTTCGACGATGACGGCCAACCAACTTGTTGGCTACTCCGCAGGTGATACCCTGGAGCAGCTGAACGAAAATGGTTCCCAGATCCAGGAGTCTGAAAAGGCTATCCGTACTCAGGATAGCACTCGTTCCATCCTGAACATCGGAGCCTAAGGTGAAGCTCATCGTTGAAACCAACGGACCCTTCCAGCTCGTCATTGACGGGCTGGATGGGTTTGCCCACCACGAGCGCCCATCGGTCGTTCGTCAGGCCCATCTGTTCAGCCAGAACGCTGCTGATGGTAAGCTGACCGTCCTGGGCCAGGTTCCCGACGAGGCCTCTGATCTGGACTTCGCTGGCAAATACACCGACCTCCTGGAATCCGAAGGCGACAAGCTGAAGGCCATTGCAGCCTACATCAAGTCGTTTGAAACCCCAGAGATCCTCGAAGAAAAGCCGCTCAAGAAGTGATCACCTACGTTGCCGGCATGGACGTCAACCTCACCGTCCCACTTAAGTGGGACGGTGAACTGTTTGTGCCTGACAACGGGACGGCCGAGTGGGCCTTAAGAGACCACACTGGCACTCAGGTCACCACAGGTAGCCTCACGGGCTTGGTTGATACCTCCGCAGTTATCTACCTGGCTGGGGTTCGTAACGAAATCACCACGGGTCGACAGTTCGAAAAACGGACGGTTATCCTACAAACCGTCAACGATGGCTCGCCGGTTACGCTCACGCAAACTTACCGGATTGCCCCGTGGATAAACACCTACATCACCCCTGAGGATATCCGCAGGTTCGTGGGTGTCACTGAGTCCGAAATCGCTGACACCGATGTCGATATCTTCCTGGCTTTCCAGCAAGCTCAAACCCTGATTGGTGAAGCAGCCCTATCAGCAGCCCTTATCAGTGGTGTGGAAGCAGAGGCCCAAGCTAACCGCACGATCCTTGGCTTTGCGGTCCTGGAGGTCATTCCAGGCCTTCGCCAGCGGGTCATGAAGAAGGAGTCAGACGGTACCAGATCCCTGGAGCGGTTTGACATCAACTTCGATGAGATTACCCGACGTGCCCAAGACCTGATTTCGAGATCAATCCAGTCCACCACCTCTGCCACTACCCTGTTCTACCTCACTAACCCCACGGATCCAGTTACGGGAGTCTAATTTGTCCGCCCTGGCCAACATGAATAGTCGGATGTACGAGACTGTTCGGATTCTAGGGGGGCCAAAGACAAAGGTCATCCTGCAGCGTCCGTCTGACAAGACCGACCCCGGCATCGAATTTGCCTATCCCCGCGTGCTGATGCGGGTGAAGCCCCAATCGATTGTCAAATCCACAGACATTCTGGTGTTCGACGGAAGCCATTTCCTTGTGGCTGACCACAGCCATAATCCTGACTATCGAACCCACAGCCTCTTTGAATGCTCACAGTATGTTCCCTGGACCCGTCCAGCTGGATCAATCCACCCTGTGACCGGACTGGAAACCCGTGATGACCAGCCTACCAGCTTGGGTAGCCTATGGATGGTCTGGCAGCGTCAGCGCAGGGAATTTGCTGACTTGCCCATCAGGATCAATCAGGAGGTCTACCTCTCCCTGACTGGTGCGGCAGTGGAATTGGGAGACTACGTCGGGGGCATTCGGGTCACTCGGGTCAATCACTCCCTTGGTGTGAGGATCCTGGAGCTGCAGTCATGATCATCCGTCTGGGAGATGAGACGGTTCGTTCTGATAACCTCAAGGCCATTGAGGCAAGAACTGAATCCTACATCCTGGAGCAAATCACCAAAGGGGTTCGTAACGATCTGGATGCCGAAGCCAAGGGCCAAATCTCCCGAACTATGAAGGCTATGAGGGAGGACATCCACCACGAGCTTTCGCAAATGGGTCGTGTTCTCCTGAAGAAACTAGATCACGTCCAACAGGGTAAAGATGCAGGTCTGAGTGCCTCTGACCTACTTGGGGGCACGTCCCTCAACTATAGCTTCCAAACCTTGGGTACCGGCAAAATCGACTGGCCTGGTATATCCCTGAAATATGCCAACTATAAGTATAAATACTATAGGTCAAATCAACATAAATTCTTCAGACAGAAAAATAATCTAAAAAGGGTTATAAAACAGTTCGCCGATAGAAAAGGTGCGGCACAAAGTTCATTCTTTGGTGGGTTCAAGGTAGAGAAAGTAGCATTGAGCCAAAAGGAATCCTTTACCAAACTGAGTCCACGCAAATATCTGGCTGCAAGTGTTTTGAGACTAGGGGAAATTAGAGTTACTATATTTCCCAAGGCCAACTCATTAATCATGCCAGGGTTTTCGTCAGGCATCTGGACAGACGTAAATATGTCGGGTGCGGTAGAACAACAAGCCTTCAAAAGACATGCTCACAAGCTAATCGGCCGAAAGTACCGACCCTTGATTGCACCAACCGCCCAGTTCTTCGCCTTGATCCGCATCCCAAACGCCCTGGCGAAATATGTTAGACGAGCAAACGCTGCTCAGAGAAAGAAATAGATATGAGCAATTACAATCACGAGCGGCTCTATGCCAACGTCGTCACGTCTCTGATGAAATTTGTCGAGGACTTCCGTAAGGTGGAAATGATCTCCCCTGCGTCCCAGTATCTTAGCTGGGACGAACATGCAGAGATCGAGGAACTCCCTTCCGTCGACCTGATCGGGCTTGCCGGCGTGGGTTTGGTAGAGGAGGAAATGGGGCAGTTCGAGGTGGCTTGTGGGATCGCTGTTTCTACCAAGGATGACCCCAATCTGACCCGTATCACCCAGCTGGTTTCCAAACTAAGGGGCCTGTTCCGCCCTGGCCAAGCCCTCGTCGTCTATGATAATGAGACTGCTATCCCCCAGACATTTATGATATCTGCTCCGCCAATTGCGGTTCTCCCAATTGGTCGAGCGGAAACTCGTATTGTTCAGACTCTGGAGGTTCGACTGCTCCTCCATCCAGGAGCTGGGTCAGCTCTACGAGTTTCCTGAATTCTTCAATCTTGATCATCTCCAAGGCGTAGTTCACCAGCCTTAGAACCTCGGCCCCCTGAGGGCGTTGCAGTTCGTGCGAGCGACTCTCAATGGTGCTCTGCAGAGTATAGTCCAGCCCCAAGCTATACTTCACATTAGGGCTGGTTTGGGTGGCCTGGGTGGTGGAGATATAATCGATGTCTCCATCACCTACATATTTAAGGGCCAGGTAGAGCAAAAACCTAAACTCTGCACTTCGGCTTCGGCCTTTAAGTTCTGCTCTCTTGTATACGATATCTAGTAGATGTCTGGGTATATGAAAGGTCAGAGTCTTCTCAATCAAGGTAATCTCCTTTTATCTTAGATTATCATATTTTATCATATAGCAAAAAGCTATGAAATATGCGGATGCCGCTGCATTAAAGAGAAAATTGCGCGGAGATACCCATGTCTGGTTTGGCCAAGACTAACGAATTCCTGCTTTCGTCTGCTACCATCATGATTGGTACGGCGGCTGATCGTACCGACCTGTTTGTGCTGAGCCCAGAAAAGCACTCCCTCGGCTTGGTGAAGAACATCACTGTCAACTCGGAAACCTCGGAAACCGAGCTGACCCAGGGCATCAACAACCAGCCGGTCGCCTCGGTAAACACTTCCGAGTCCACTTCGATTGCCTGCGAAGTTTACGAATACACCAAGCGCAACCTGGCTTATGCGGCCCAAGTTGATGCCCGGAGTGCTGGATTCGACAGCTTCGGCGCTGCTGGTGTCTTCACCACCACGACCGCAATCGCTTCGGGCGCTGCCATCACCACCATCACCCTGACAGCGACGCCCACGACTGGTCTCATTGTAGCCGGTGACTGGATCTGTCTGCAGGACAGCCTCATCCTCGACCACACCGTGTTCGCCAAGGTGGCTTCCATTACCGGCGCAGTTATCACTCTGGACACCAGCTACGCCGTCCCTCTGGCAGCTAACACCGGCTTTGGTGCAGGATCGAAGGTCTGGAAGGTCACCCCTCTGAAGATCGGTCAACAAGCCCGTTTCACGGTGGCAATCAAGATCACGGGTCTGCTGCCTGAAACTGGTGAGCCGATCTCTCTGCTGTTCCCCAAGGCCAAGATTACCAAGGGTCTGGCTCTGAGTTTCGCCACGGATAACTTCACGGGTATGCCATTTGAGTTCAAGCCTTACGCCTTGACTGCGGCTGACGCCTTCTCGGCTGCTGGTGACATTGGGATTGGCAAGTCCTACATGATCATGAAGAACTAATGTCTACTAGAAATCACAGTCGTTGATTTTTACTGAAGGGCGAAGCATAACAGCTTCGCCCTTTTCTTTTTGGAGTACACATGGATAACCTTGTCAGGCCGAGTGATCGTTTCACCATCAAGGTGAACAATGCTGACCATGAATTTTTCATGAGTTTCAGCCGGCTGAATATGATCCAGCGACTTCTACCCAACACCCAAGACGTCATGAGCATTGGCACTGACCCAGATGTCAGTGAAAACGTCCTACAGGTCCTCTTGGCGGAGAAGCCAAAAGCAGACCAAATCATGGCAATCGACATAACCGAATATCACATTGAAAATGATGACGTCGAGGCCCTACTCAGCTGGACTCAGGATCATGCCCTGTATTTTTTTCTCAGTCGGTTCCAAAAACTAGCGGAAAAGGCGGAGCGTCTGGAGCCGATAGCCAAACTCCTTCAGTCGTCACAAACTGGCTTGATGGACAGTCTTTCGAAGACAATGTCTGCTGGGCCTTCGGCCTAGTTCCAAGTCAGTATGAGACCTTGTTCGATCAGGTAACGTATCACGACATCGAAACCAAGATACGGGTCAAAGCTCAGGAAAAACTAGCAGACGTCTATCAACAACATGAAACCCTAGTGATAGTTGTTAGTAGTGCTCTAGGTGGAAAAGGGTCTAGTAAATCCTCAACGCCTTCGCCAAAGAGCTTCGCTGAAGCTGAAGTGTTTTGGGCAAATGTAATGGGATAGAAAATGGCCGACAAGAACATCATTGATTTTCAGGTTGAAGCAGATGCTTCAGACGTCACCCGCTCGGCACGCCAAGCGGTTGAGGCCCTGCGGTCGGTTGCTGTTAAGGTCGGTGACGTTGAAGCAGCTATTGCTAAGATGTTCAAGGGGTCCCTCCCTGAACAGCTAAAGCAGTTGGAAGCTCTATCCAAGCAACTGAATGTTGTTAAGGCGTCTGGATCCGATATTAAGGGTGTCAGGAACGCTTCTCAAACTCTTGCTAGGGGGACTACTGAAACTCAACTCTCCTTGGCAGCACTCCAAGCGTTCAAAAATACTGAGAGGGCAGACGGCATTCGTCTGCGCCAAGAGGTGGCCAAGGAGCTCCGCAAGTCTGCGGATGCCCGGGAGAGTTTTTATCGTGAGGTAAGGTCCTCTCTCCCACAGGGAGAGGATCGTGCCACAGCCTTCCAAAGTCGTCTGAAGGCAGAAGGCGCTCGGGTCGATCTGTCCAAACTGGTCACGGAGATGTCGGTCTATGAGGCCAGACTGACCGATGAGGCCCACAAGGGCAGGGTTAAACGCACCGCAGAATTCGAAGCGGGTTTGAAGGACCAACGATCCTTACTGTCCAAGCACCAGCGTCAAATGGAAAACCTGCTGAAGCGGGACTTCGGTGCAATCTTCCTCGACAAGGATCCCCAGAACCGGCGGACCTTGGCTACCCAGTCCATAGACCGTATCCAAACCCTCGCCGGTAACCGTGGACTACCACCTGTCGACCGAACTCGCTTGGAGGCTGTTTACAATCAGGCTGAGGAAAGAAGGACAGTCCGTGATGCTGGCCGTGATAACCGGAGCCTCGAATCATCCCAGCGGAATTTTGACAAGGCATATTCGTCTGCCATTCGTGAGGACTACGCCCGGGAACAATCTGCCCTACAGGCCGCGATCACAGCCAAACTCCGGGGCCTTGAGGGTGATTTTGGGCGTCGACTTGCGTTTGCCAACCTGGAAACTGACCAGATCAAACGTCGGGAGAATGTCGAAGAGCTTCTCACGAAATACACCTTGGAGGCTGCTGAACTCAAGCGAGAAGGCAACTTCCACCAGCAAGCCCTGAATGCCGAACACAAGATCCAACTGGCTGTGGCTCGTCGTGAAGCCCGTCCAGTTGTGGCTCCTAAACCTGATCGTGAGACGGATGGTGGCCTGATCGGTCGACAAGCAGCCCTATTGGCAAACTACGCCGCCTTGGGTGGTGTGATTGCCAGCTTCAGCTCCGTGGCTGGATCCACGATTGAACTCCAGAAGGAGCTCAAGCAACTCCAAGCCATCACCCAATCCACCAACGGCGAGATGGCTTCTCTGACCAAGACCATCTTCGAGGTAGGCAACTCCACTAACCTGTCCCTGAAGGATATTACGGCGGCAACGACTCTCTTGGGTCAGGCGGGCTACTCGGCTGGCCAGATCCGTGAGGCCCTACCAGCCGTAGCCCAACTGGCTACGGCTGTAGGCACCTCTGGTGAGGAAGCCGGCAAGGCCCTGACTTCAGTCCTCAGCGTTTATGATTTGTCGATTGAGCGGAGCCAGGACGTTGCCAACAAACTGGCCCAAGCCCTGAACAGTTCGAAGCTGGACTTCGAACAGCTCCAACTTGGTATCCAGTACGCAGCCAACACCGCAGCTCAAGGGGGTGTCTCCTTCGAGGAAATGACCGCAGCCCTTGGGGCCATGTCCGACGCGGGTATCAAATCAGGATCGATCCTGGGTACAGGCTTGCGGAACATTATCGACGAGCTGCAGACACCCTCTAAAAAATTCACTGACAACCTTACCAAGATGGGTTTGACAGCTGACGATGTGAGCCTCGAGACGCAGAGTCTCTATGAGGTACTGGAGATCCTGCAGAGCCGTGGGTTCTCCAGTGCAGCCGCAATGGAATCTTTCGGCAAGCGGGCTGGCTCGGCATTCATTGCCCTGAGCGGGAACCTCAGCAACCTGCAAGCGTACACGGAGCAGCTTCAACACACCACGGCTGCGTCTGATGCTGCAGCAATCCAGATGGAGTCCCTGGCGTCTCAGTTCACACGTCTAAGCAACAATGTGGTCGAGCTAACCACCACAGCCGGCGGCCCCTTCCTGGCCACGCTCGCCTCCATGGTGGGTATGTTGGCGAGTTTGACGCACGCAGCGACAGGAGCCTCAACGGCATTCCAACTGATTGGTACGGTCCTCGCCTCACTAGCTGTGGTGGCTTCAGTCAGGTGGATTATTACCCAGACTGCGGCACTGAAACTCCTGACGGGAGGCGTGGGCGCTTTCTCCATCGCCTATAATTTCGCTATGATAAACCTTGCGGCGGGAACTGGGATTATCAGTGCCGTAACCATAGGTATTCGGGCCTTCACAGCAGCTCTGCTCGCCAGTCCTCTTGTTGTATGGACCGCAGGTCTAAGTGCTGCCGTTCTGGCCTTTGATCTCTTCGCGGGTGGACAACGACGTGCCCGTGAAGAGTTGGAGAAATACCAAGCAGCGGCCTCAGAGGCCAAGGGTGAGGTCGATAAATACTCAGGTCGGATGTCCGAACTGAATGCAGAAATTGACAAGTCGGTCAAACGCCACGCCCGCCTTGCTGGCCCGGAGGGTATGGCAGCTCTGCCTGGTTTGGCTAACAGCGCCTCCGAGCGGTTTGGTCAGTGGGGATTTACACTGCAGCAAGGCAAGCTCACCGTAGACGGCTATATCCTCAGCCTCATTCAACTCCGCGCCGAAATGGCCCAGGTGGCCATTGATAAGGCCAAGATTGAACGATCAGCGGTCGTTAGTCAGCAGCGGAGTGCAGACGCAAACGGCATCCGTTCAGGCACAAGCAGTTTTGGTAACTTTGGGGATTTTACATCCCTTATCCATGGTAACTCCAAGGGTAGGGCAATCCTTAGGGACAACAATCTGCTTGATGTCGTGAACCGTGGTGCAGTCGCAGGTCTACGTCCGAATGGAGATGCGGCCAGGTTGCTTCAAGTTATTGAAGCCAACCCCAGGGCCTTTGGGGCAGCGGGTGAAAAAGTTGCTCGATCCATTCGAACCGCTGCGGTTTCAACTCGGAACAATAGCTTCCGTGTCCAAAACCTCGATCAGCAAATTTCGGATCTGTCCCTGATCGCTGACCCCGGGTTCGTGCAGCTAAGCCAACGGACAGCTACCACTCTGGGTGGGCAACAGGACTCTCGTGCCAGCATTCTGGCCAATTATAAGGGACAGGAGAGGACACGCAGGCTCGCAGCTTATGACGCCCAAGTTCGCAGCGACAGTCAGGCTCTTAAGATTGATCTGGACAAAAAAGTCCTTGAGGGTGCCCGCGATCCTGTAGTGATTCAGTTAGCTGCTCGTGCCCGTATTTCTCCAGAAGAGTTCTCCAGAAACAGGTTCGTTGCGGCCAACCCTCACTTCGGCCAAGTGTTTGCAAAGTCTGGATTGTTTGTGTCCAGCAACAACCCAGACGTAATCAGGGCTAACATCAAGGAAATCACTGCCCAAACTGCGTCAGTGCCTCCTGAGCAGCGTCCTGCCCTCCGCAAGAAAAAAGCGGAACTGGAAGCACAGCTATATTTCCTCCAAAATCCTGATGCCGACCCGGAAGCCGCAACCGAGACCATGGATGCGATCACCCGTGCTGGTGGTTACTCCCCTTACAAAAAGGAGCGGAGTGGGGGACAAGGCGACCGAACTCAAACCCGTAGAGCCACCACCCTTACGGCACAGATCAAGGATGCCGAACGAGGCATAACCAATCTGGCCAACTCCTTGGGTCCCAACCCCATGGACCAGCTCTTCAACACCAAACGGCTGGAAGAGGCACTTGATACTTGGGAGAGCCTCAAGCGAGATGAGATCACAGCTTCGGCCGAGGGTAGTGGTGCCTCAGCAGAGGATCTGAAAGACCGGCTGGAAGTCTTCAATTCCGAAGCGGAGGAGTATCGTGCCAAGGTCCTGAACGGGAACTTTGCAGGAGCGACGTCTCTCTTGGCCACCCAAGGTCAAAGATATGTTGACGAAGCTGTCCAGAAGGCCACTGCGGATGTCACCACAGGTACCCGAGACTATGCGTCGGCTTCTCTGGAAGTTCGAATGGAGATGGATCGTCAACTGAACCGGGAACTGGAAGCCTCCAGAGCCCAGTTCATGGCGTCCAACCCTGGGGTGGATCCAGCCCTGAACGCAACCTTCCAGGAGGAACAGGGGCAAATCACCAGGACACACGCTGTCAAGGTGAATGACTTTTTGAATGAGCTTCTGAAGGCATCCTCGGAAGCCGCCCTGAAGGCCATTACCAATGAGGTCCGCCCAGGCCAGCTCACCATCGACCGGCTCCGGGCCAAGTCTGGTGGATCTGCCAAACTCGATCTGGCTGAGGCCCGTCTTAACCTGAGGCCTCTACAGGCTCAATCCGATGCTGCAAACAGAACCGTGGCGGATTTGCAGAACCGTACTGATTCCGCCTCAGGAGACGAGAAGGACAGACTTACACTGCAGCTCGAAGCGGCCAAGGAACAGGCTGCGGCCTATGCCTATGAGCTCGAACGTGCCCGTATCGCCGTTGAGGCCATGGCCAACCGGACACCAGAAGCAGCCTCTGCCGCTGAGGTTCTCGGTGCCGCTTGGGCTAACTTCGTCGATCAGAGCCCGGTCAATAAACCTTGGTTCCAGCAATTGTCTGAGGGCCTGTCTGGTACGTTCGAGACTGTTAGGTCCGGGATGGCCTCTCTGGTGAAGGACGTCTTCAGTGGTACCAAATCCATTGGTGATGCGTTCAAAGACCTCGGCATGAAGATTGTAGAATCTCTTCTGGATATGGCTGCACAGATCATAGCCAACAAGATCCTGCTATGGGTCCTGAGTATGATTAGCGGCAAGGCCACTGGCACGGACCAAGCCCCCACAGGCAAGAACAACTTCCAAGGTCCCTCCTTCGCAAAGATGGCTACAGGCGGACTGGTTCGAGGTCAGGATACCCTGAGGGATAGTGTCAAAACCCTACTTCGCCCCGGGGAATTTGTCATGCGTAAGTCCGCAGTCGACATGATTGGTCGAGACAAGCTGGCAGCTATGAACATCGCTGGGAACACTAAGGTATCTCAGATGTCCAGCGTCGGAGCCACTATGGCTGCGAGAGAGCCTGACATCGTCAATGTCTATGCTGTCGCACCTGACCGCCGACCACCCCCAAGCAAAAACGACATTCTGGCTATTCTTCACGAAGACATTATGACGGGTGGGAGAAGTAAACAGTTGATCAAGCAAGTGATGGTGGGTGCAGTATAATGGAAACATTCAATTTCAATTATCACACCATCACCCACAGCTACCCAAAAGGTGATAGCTTCAAGTTCGGTAAGGGCTATGAATTCTCTGCCGCACCTCAGCTGCCAATTCAGAGAAAGTTTCGTCTCTATTTTGGATCTATCAGCTGGTTTAAGAAGGATGGTGTTTGGGACCCAACCGTTGAGCCAACCAACAACGCTTTGGCTTTGATACAGTTTTATGAACGTCATTACACATACAAAAAGTTCATATACCCGCATGAACTCTATGGTAACTTGACAGTTAAATTCGCTACAGACTCCCCCTTTGAGGTTCCTAAAAGTCTCAAGGGTGGATCCGGGGTAACCGAGGAGTTCGATCTGACCTTTGTGGAGCAGCCTCTGTGAGTACGAACGCACCTCCTGAACATATCGCAGAGTCCCTGAAGCTCGAAGCGGATACGACCGTCGATCTGTTTGAGATCCGCCTGAAGAAAACACCTACCATTGTGCGCTTCTGGAACGGCCCCACCAGGACTTGGAGGGGAGCGACCTACGAAGGCATTGCCTGTCAGCTCCAAGGCGATGGAGCGAGATCTGACGGGCAGGTAGCCCGTCCTGTACTCTCGGCCATCAACCCTGAAAACATATTCGGGGTGTTTGCGGCCGAAGGCTATTTCGATCTTGCCCAAGTCACGCTCAAACGGGTGTTGCAGCAGCACTTCATCGACAACGTCAACCTATATGAACAGCGGTATTGGTTTGTCGGGCGGGTCACTGGTGTGACCAATCAGAGGATACACTTGGAACTCAGAAGCTCCACGGACATTCCCAATGCCAAGAGCCCAGCCCGAACCTTCTCCCCTCCCGAATTCCCCTTTGTGGTGTACTGATGACCCTGAAATATGATCATCTTGAAGGTATGGAATTCGATATTGGCACGCAGAATTGCTACACGATTCTACGAAGCTTCTACAAAGATAATTATGACATTGAACTAACAGACTACGCCGGCCCCACAGACTGGTGGAGTGGTGGACTGGAGCTTTACCAAAGGCTCGCAAGCTCCGAAGGCTTCAATCCAGTTCACTGTCACCCGCAGGATTGGAAGCCAGGGGACGTATTTTTGATGGCCTTAGGTGGTTCATCTACTGGAAATCACATTGGCATTCTTCTGGACAATGGCAAGATTCTGCATCATCTGTACGGTCAACGCTCGCTTGTTACAAGTTATGGCGGCGCGTTCAGGAATGCCACCGTTGGTGTTTACAGACATGAGCAATTGAAAGACCGGGAAACCGAGGAAAAGTTGCTCGATATCCGGGATGTTTTGCCACTACATGTCAAGCGACGTATTGAAGAACTTGAAGCTGCTGGAGACCAACCTTCGGCAGAAGATTGATCCCACCAATGGTATGGAACGAGGTGGGGTTATTCTATCAGACCTCACCATTCTGGAGTTCGATAACATCGCCGAGGACCCTACCGAGGGGTTCGCCTGCAGTCCTACACTTGAACAACTGAGATCCCTCACCGAGGCTGTCGCCTCTTGGCATACCCACCCAACCTCATCACCGAACCTGTCGGTGGGGGACAGTCAAACCTTCACCGCCTGGCCCAAACTCTACCATGCCATCGTTGGCCAGTCGGCCACCCGCTGGTACGCGGTCAAGAACGGCGCGGTCATCAATGCGTAGGCTCGTCCACCTTCACGGTCATTTTGCAGACTACCACCCTGGCCCAATCGAGGTGTTCGCTGACACCGTCTGGGAAGCTGTCGAGGCCGTAACCAGTCAGATCAAGGCCTTTGCAGCTGATCCTGTTAACGGCCGACAGGTCATTCAGGTTTTGAATTATCCCACAATTGAGCAATTGAAAGAAACGAAGGATAATACTGAAGACATCCATATTTTTCCACCTATAGCGTTTGGAAAAAATGGGGGATTCCTTCAAACGATCATTGGGGCAACCCTTCTGGTTGTCGCCTTCTTCGTCCCTATCACTGCTTCATGGCTGGTTCCTGTGGGTATCAGCATGATCTTGGGTGGCATTATCCAAATGCTCTCCCCCCAGCCCGAACTGAATATCGAAAACAGCGAGCAGGTAAGATCAAAGTATCTTCCTGGTGGGCAGAACACTGTCCGCATAGGGACCACAATCCCTCTTTTGTATGGAACTTATCGCGTTCCAGGACATTTACTCTCCATCAATATAGACGCCAAGGACACCGGCCTATGACGTTCCTGATTGATCCAGAACTTAAAAAATGGGCTTCAAAAAATCTCGGAGATCGCATCGATCAGGCCCAAAAATACGCCTCGATCAATGCGGCCGAAATAGGGATGGGTGTCACTAAAGACACGTTCGCCCGTTCCATCCGAACCCTGAAGCAGAAAGCGGCCTCTCAAGGTTACAGTCCCGACTACGGAATGACCAAGGTGGTCCCCGATCCCTTCGTCGTTAAAGGTGTATCAACCTACCATCCTGAGACCCGTCAGTGGGTAAAATCGGCTCTCAACACCGAACGATTCCGTGAGGTTATGAAATCTGCAGCCCACGAATTTTTCCAGGATTTGAGACCCGTCACTATCCCTCCTCTCGATCTGGGAAACCGAGATAGCACCATCATCCCTTGGTTCAACATTGGAGATGCCCACCTCGGCATGCTGGCATTTGAGAGCCAGGTGAGAAACAATTTCAATCTGGAAATTGCTGAACGGGAACTGTTGACAGCCTTTAAGATCGCTATCGAGCGAGTGGGTCCACATAACCGCTGTGTGTTGAATGATCTGGGGGACTTTACCCACTACGAAAACTTCCTGAAGGTTACAGAACGCAGTGGTCACAGCCTTGATGGCGATCAATATTTTGATGTGATGATCAAGGTCTACAGTCGGATCATGCGTCGACTGATTGATATGCTGCTTGAAAAATTCACCTATGTGGACGTCATTATCAACAAGGGCAACCACTCAGGCACCAATGATGTCTGGATGAATGAGCTTCTGCGTGTGGCTTACGCTCAAACTGACCGAGTCAATATTCTGGCGAACGTCAGTCCCTTCATCGTCTATCGCATGGGCAACACACTGGTCATGACCACACACGGTGACAAGAGCAAACCCCAGGACCTCATCGGTGTCCTGAGCAGCGACTTCCGCGAGGAATGGGGCAAGTGTCGTCACACCTATATCTACCTCGGCCACGTCCATCACAGTCAGATGTGGAAGGAGCGGGCAGGGGCTCAGATTGAGAGTTTCAATACCCTTGCACCTGCTGACAAGTGGGCCTTCGACGGTGCTTATCGATCCAGACAATGTCTGACCGTGACCATGCTCTGCCGCGAATATGGAGATCAGGGACGCCGGGTTGTGACGATTGAGGAAGTCAAAGATCGGATCTCAATGACCCCTGTTCCCGAACCTCTGGTCTCGCGTGCGGAGGCTTATGTTGTTTGAGTTCGCTAAAGGCGGCAGTTCAAAAAGCCCGGTTCAAACCCCCGACTCCCTCAACAGTAAGGACACTTTTGAGGTTCTTATCGGCCTGTGCGAAGGCCCTGTCAAAGGACTGGTAGAGGGACCAAAGTCGTTCTACGCCAACGGCACCCCGCTGTTGAACCCTGATGGCTCCCCCAACTTCACCAACTTCGAGCTGGCCTTCTGGCCGGGGGATGAACTAGGCCATTCAGTCCTGCCTGCCTTGGGCGGCTTTTCCAACCCGATCCAAGTGGGGGTAGAACTGGCCCAGAATGTGGCGGTCACCCGGTCGGGTTTCACCACGGGTATCAATGCTGCTGACTTTCGGATGGTCATCCAATCCCTGGTCAAATCCAACTCGGATGGTACCTTCAAGCTACCCTTGTCACTAAAGTTTGAAATCAAGCGGACTGACCAATCCACTTGGACACCGGCTTGGGTAGCTGTGAGTGGAAGTGACCCTGTTAACATCCCGGGGCCAAACGGTCTCGCCTACCATTTCAGCCAAATGGGTGGGGTCTTTGGCAGTCTCCTGAACCAAGTGTTTGGAAACTCAGGAGGTGTTAAGACTGGGACATCCGTAAGCTACAGCTTTGTCGGAGATCGGGAGCTTTTCACCTCCTCGACTATTCCAAACTTCGTGGCCGTCGATGCCGAGTCTCTCTGCGTTGATGTGGTGACACATAAACTTTACAAATGGAACGATGGCGCGGATCGGTGGGATGAAGCCGCCCTCACCAACTTCGCAACCTACTGGACCTTTGTGGACCAGAAGGGGCGCACCTGTAAGCTATTCAAAGAGTCATCCACCCCACCGGCTGGAGCCACAGGGGACTACTGGATCTCGTCCCCCACAGCCCTGCTGGTGTTCAACGGCACGGCTTGGGTGTTTGGCAACTCCTCCAAGGCCAATCTCGGTAGTTCCGTCTCGCTGGTAAATGGCGTCTGGTCCATCGAAGAGAAGGTCAGTTCCTCAACAGTCAAGGAGATCCGTGTCTTCCTCCCGGAGGCTACGGTACCCTATCAATTCCGGGTTACGAAGCTGTCTGCCGACAGCAACACGGAAAACAGCAGTGTGGTCCAGTGGGAGAGTATCCAGGAGATCACCCGCAAAGCTCTAACCTTCAATGGCGTAGCCATGACGAAGGTTCTTGCTCAGGCGAGTGACCAGTTCAGGAGTGTTCCCACCTTCCAGCAAGACGTGATGGGGCGTGTTGTAAAGGTCCCTGTCAACTATGACGCTGTGGCCAGAACCTACACTGGTGTCTGGAATGGTACCTACAAGATTGAATACACCAACAATCCGGCTTGGGTATTCCTGGATTTTGTGGAGAACAGCACCTATGGTCTGTCCACCACTATCCCTCACGTCGTCAATAAATGGATGGTCTACGACTGGGCTCAATATTGTGACACTCCAGTCCCAAGGGAAGACGGTACCTTCCGCCCCCGGTGGACCTACAACGATTATATTACCGAGCCCCGCGACCGCAAAGAACTGGCTCAATACATCGCTGGGACGGGCGCAGCCCGCTACGACGATGATGGGAATGGTAGCGTTGTGGTTCTGGTGGACCAAGACACCCCTGCCGTCGCTATATTTACACCAGAGAATGTGGGGGAAGATGGCTTTGCCTACAGCTACACCGAGGCGCTCAGCCGCGCCAATGAGACGACGGTTGAATTCATCAACCCTGCCCTGAATTGGGAGCGTGATAAGCGTGTCATTCGTGATGAGGACGACATCACCCTCAACGGCCGGATCAGTGACAACTTTATCGCAGCGGGCTGTACGGACGTCGATGAGGCCAAGGCTCGTGCCCGACGTCGTCAGATCACGGGACTAACCGAGAAAGAAACCGTCACCTTCCTGACAAACCGGAAGGGTCGCTATCTATCGGCTTGGGAAATCATTCTGGTAGCTGATCCAACCGTGGGTCGGGGTATCTCTGGCCGTATCTCTGGTGTTGAAAGCTCCACCTCAATTCGGCTTAGGGACAGTGTAACACTGGACCCAGGTATCACTTACACCGCGACCTTCGACATCGTTAACCCTGACTACTCCCCCGGAAACGGTGAGAGCCCCTTCAAGACTGAGCGTCGTACAGTTAACAGCGCGGCGGGTACCCGGACGCAGTTGTCGTTCACAACCACATTGCCTCCTTTGGCTGAATATGCTGCCTTCACATTGGAGGCTGAGGGGTATGTGGGCTTCCCCAAACCCTACCGCATCATCAACTTGGCGGCAGACGATGGCTCAGGCGAAAACGTCCAGATCACAGCCCTTGAGGTCAATCGGGCGAAGTATGCCTACATCGATCTGGCTCAACCCGCTGAGGTCCTGGACTACAGCTCGTTCGGCAATGAGATTCCCGAAGCCCCCACCAATCTGAGGATCTCCAGCGAGGTCCAGCAGCAAGGCTTGGCCAGCTACCGGACTTTGAAAGTCACTTGGGATCGAAGCAGCAGCAAATGGGTTCGGGCTTACAAGGTCTATTACTCCGTTGACGGGGTGCCTACCAACGTCTTCGAAACAGCAGACACTTTCATCACCATCCAAGGGCCAACCTCTGGCAAGCACGCGGTCTCAGTCACTTCGATTGAAATCAGGGGAGGGGAGTCGGGTCCGGCCACAACGATCCACGATCTGACAGGCGTGGTTCGGGTGGTGGCACCTCCTACCAGTGTCAGGCTGATTGGTGGATCCAGCTCCACGACGTTTGAGGATTTGTCGCCCAGCTTTGCCTGGACCGCAGCGGCTCCCAACCCCACGTTCGATCACTATGAACTGCAAGTCCTGACCACTGCGAACGCTGTGGTCAGAACTGAAAACATGGGCTCCTCTCTGACGTGGACCTATGACTTCCTCACCAACAAAGTCGATGGGGGAGGGACGGCCAGGCGTGCTTTCCAAGTCCAGGTCGTGTCAGTGGATCAGGACGGGAACCGCTCGGTTCCCGCGACTATCAGTGTCAACAATGCGGCCCCTGCAGCCCCGACCATCGTCACCGAGTCCGTTGTAGGTGGTGTTCTCGTAACTCTGTCTACCCCTACAGACCGGGATGTTGTGGGGGCCTATGTCTGGGCCTCGGGCACCAGTGGTTTCAACCCCGGGACCACCACGCCCACCAAAAAAGGTAACCAGCAGGTCTTCTCGATCCCGACAACCACGTCGGTCTATATCCGGGCAGCTTATTTCGACAAGTTCGACGAGAGCCACACAGCCCTGACATTCTCAAACCAGTCAGCCCTGATTGGTCCTCGAGGCGTAACCAATTCGGAATTGGATACGACACCTCCCGCTGTCCCTGGGATCCCAACCCTCACCTCAACTGTGAGGGCAGACGCAGACGGAACCCAGCTAACCAAACTGCTTGCTAATTGGTCAGGTGTCACTGACATCGATCTGGTTGGCTACCAGATCGAGTTGCTTCAAGGCACAGCCACCACAGGAACTATCTTTGGGCCAACCGCAGGCACTCAATATGACTGGGTGGTTCCCTCGAACGTAGCCTTCAAGGCCCGAATCCGGTCCATGGATCGACTGGGGAACCTGAGCGCGTGGACGGCCTATTCCACCAGTCACACTGCCACTAGCGATGTGGGCGCTCCAGTCACACCCGCCTCCTTGGTTTCAACTTCGGGATACGCCCAGTACAATCTGGAATGGGTAAACTCATCGGACTTGGATCTGGATGCTGTAGAGGTTTGGGAGAGCGCCACAAACACCCAGTCAACTGCAGTCAAGATTGCTACGGTCCCTGCAAGGCGTGACGGAAAGGGCAACTTTGTCCGCACTGGCTTGGCAACTAATGTCACTCGCTATGTGTGGATCCGATCCGTCGACACTTCCGGGAACCTGTCAGGGTTCCTCCCCTCGACCAGTGCGGGTGTGACAGCCTCAACTATCTCTATTCCCTCAACAAGCATCACTGGTCCTATCGGGATCACTGAGGTTGCAGTTCTACCCAACCCATCAGGCTACACAGGTCCCAAGACCATCTTCCTGACAACCGATCAGAAGATCTATCGGTTGTCGGGTGGAGCTTGGACCAAGGCCGTTGATGGATCCGACATCTTGGCGGACAGCATCACCTCAAACCAGTTGGCGGCTGGATCAATTACAGCGGTTGAACTGAGTGCCAATTCCGTCCTGGCCTCCCACCTTCGGATTGTGGGTGGTCGGGCACTGAACCGGGACCCTTTTAGTAAAGATATCAACTCGTGGATATCCTCCTCGCCAGGTCTAACTGTTGGAGCTGTTACCAATGGGGTCCTGAGTGACTCTGAACTGAGACACGCACTCACTCCGGGATGGGGTGGGGGGAGTGTTTTTGATGAGATGGCAATTCCAATAGACCGATCAAAGACCTATCGTTTCAGGGGGGCCTATCGTCGCTCGTCTGATGCCAATGGGGTTTTCTATGCGGTTATAGACGCCAGAGGCAGCGACAACCTCAGCATAGGTGGGGATGGGACCTTCTGGTACTACCCCGTCGCGGGTGTTGCCCCTACGACTGGATGGCAGACTTTCGATATTCTGTTTGGGGCCAACACTCCTCGTCCTTTCCCAACCACTGCGACCTACATCCGCATGGGTGCCCTGACTAACTATGGTGGCACTACAGGCTGGATGGGCTTCCAAGGCTTCGTTGTCGAAGAGGCTATCGACGGGTCTTTGGTGGTCGACGGCACGATCTTCGCCAAGCATGTGGCAGCAGCCACTCTGACCGGCGACAAGATGGTGGCAGACACAATCACCGGCCGGGAAATCCGGGCAGGCACAATCCGTGCTGACCACATGCTTATCGGGGTCAATGACAACCTGATCCCCAACCCTAACAGCGAGGAGTCCACGACCACTGTTGGGGTCTACACCGCTGGCCTGGGCCAAGCCTATAATGGCACCAAGGTCCGTCGGCTTGTTGCCACTCCTGGTGCGGCGTCTGCATATTATAGTGTGGCAGACGATATTCCCTGCGCGGCTGGAGAACAGTTTCTGTTTGAATGCCAAGCGAAGGTCATCTCTGGGTCTACCTCCACTCTGTGTATGACGTATGAGTTCAAACAATCAAATGGATCGCTAGTTTACGCCGGCCATTACTGGGGCAATGCCATCAAGAATGATGTCACTAGTTCCACCAGCTGGGTTCCTCTCACTCTGGTTGCTGAGGCTCCAGCTAATACCGTCTCAGTGAAGATCATGATTTACCTCAATAGTAACGCAGGCTTAGGCGTCACAGCCGAAGGCTGGATCGACGCCATGTCCTGCCGCCGAATGACCAAGGGGTCCTTGATCGTCAATGGTTCTATCAAGGCTGACAAGATTGATGCCACCGACCTGATCGCCAAGCGGGTTGATGTGGTGAATGATGGCCTGCGTCTCGTCATCAGCCCGAATGACGGATACATTTTCTACGCGGGACCATCCACCCTACCAGCTAATGAAGACAATGCCCGGATGTTCGTTCGGGATGATGGGTCAGCCTTCTTCCGGGGATCACTGGCTTCAGGGACCGACATCACCCTGGGAACATCGGTGAAATGGAAACTGGCCCTACAGCCAGCGGATTTCTATGCAGCAGATGGGGAGGTTGTCTCATTTGGCGTCAATCTAGGGGCTACCCCTAGTATCGATATTATCCCTTCTGGCTTGGCCCCTTTGGCAGCGGGAGAGACCTATGATCTGCAGACATCCAACGCAAATGGTTCTGGCTTCACCGCCCTGTTGAAAATCGTAACTCCGGGAAGCACAGGGGAAATCACCTTGGCAGGTCCAGGGTCAGCGGGAACCGGAGGGCCTAATAGAGTACAGGCACGGGGATCAAATAATCTTAGTGTATCTGGAAACTATACGTTTAATATTACTGGTACTTGGACTTTTCCAGTTTATCCTCAAACGAAAGGTCCTTCATCTACAGAGGCACGACAGCAACTAAAAATCTGGTACAAAAGAAGCGGCATTTGGTATGTGCTAGAAGAGGTGACTGTTTATAGTAGTTGGGAAATTGGATCGTCAGATAATCCACAAACTAGAGCGTGGTCTTACAACTATACGGCTTTTGTCGGAAATCCCGTAGATGAGTTTGGGGTTTCTATCGGGTCTACCGTAGATGTAATTTCCACCTCCATTACATCTTTGTCTATGAACTGGACGGGGGTCTCTGGTGCATCCAGCACTAGATCCGCTACCCCAGCTGGTCAGAAAGCCAAGTTCATAGTGAAGCCGAGAAACTCATGATAACTACCCTTGCTGATTACGGTCGCTCCAAAGGTGTCTGTTATGTTTGTTCGGAGATCACCGAAGCCTTCGCTATGATCTGCCTCCCAGGTGAGGACGACTTCATGTGTTCTGCCTGTGCTTCCACGACCCTTCGGGTCGTGGAAGCCATCGGGCAATCCATTGCCAATCTGACCAAGCCTCTGGACTGGTCAGCGGTTCGCCATATTAGGAACATAAAACTGAGCGGTTCGGATAATTATGAGATTCCAGCCATCCGCCGCCGGGTTGGAACCCAGAAGACCCAAGCGTGGGATGTCTACCGGCAGTGGTTAAGGGATATTACTGACGCTGGAGTTAGTCCTTCTCAGGCAATGAAGCAATTGCTGGAATCAGAAATCCCATGATTGGATTAGATCTACTAGACATGCGTGTGCATTATCTAATGTATTGATGTAAGAGCCAACCATGGCCAAGACCGTATCGACCATCCTTCGTATGACAGAAACAGATCGTGAGCGTCTTCAGGCCATAACCCTGTACGAAACTTTGAGTATGAATAAGACCCTGGTGAAACTGTTGAGGGCTCGATATGAACAACTTTTCGGTGATGCCGATCCAAGTTCGTTGGTGAAGTGATATGACTGAGCACGAACTTCTAAACAATGCGTTATCAGTAGTGGACCGTGCCCTCGGTCCAATAGTCAGTCGTCTTGAATCTATGGAAAATAATATCGGTCGCCGCTTCGAGACCATCGAAAAAAAACTAGACCAAGTGGCCAAAATTGAAACAGCCCATGGTGCTGTAGACGCACGCCTGGTTAAGGTGGAAAGTGACCTAAGTGTTCAGAAAGATCAGATCAACAAGCAGTCTGGTCGATCCGAGATCATTGGATTTGTCGTCGCAGCCATCATCGTACCCATAATTCTCGTCTTTGCCTATGCTGGCCTGAAGGCCCTTATTCCAGGATTGGTCCAGTGAGCACCAGAGCTGTTCCCCCCTTCCTCTACCCCTTCCTCGAAAAGGCTGAGGGTGTTGTCTATCGTGCATACGATGACGCTAATCCCAATAAGATGCTGAAAAAGGGTGACCTGCTAGAGGGCGTCCTGACTGCAGGGGTGGGGCACACTGGTTCCGACGTGGTCATCGGTATGGAAGTCACCCGCGAGAAGGTTAAGGCCTGGCTCGAGTATGACGTCCAGGTCCACGCCGTAAAAAAGCTCTACAACTGTGTGAAGCCCGAGGCAGTGGATGCCCTGACTGAGCATCAGTATGCCGCCCTGTTGAGCTTCGTCTTCAATGTCGGAGCTAACAAAAGCTGGACCATCTGGAAAATTATCAACGCCGGCCGGGTTGATGGTGTTGAACCCCAGTTGATGCGATTCAACAAGGTCCGCATCAAGAATGTCCTTCAAACCTCTCGTGGTCTGACGGCTCGCCGGATGGCAGAGGTCGACATGTGGAATGAGGCGGACATCGAGACGATCAAACCTCTGGTGCCTCTGATTGAGGAAAGCCTACCCTCCAGTCAAGTTCGTGATCTGCCAACTCCTCCCGCTGTTATGGTCGCCAAGCCACTATCTCAGAGCAAGTCTTTCATGACTGGCCTACTGTCTGTGGGGATCAGCGGTGCGGGGGTGATGTTGCCTGTAACCCAGCAAGTCCTGGAAGGTGCCAAAGCTGCCAGGGGGGCCTTGGAACCTTTTGCCAAGGACTCGGAGTTTGTCCTTCAAGCCACCCAGTCCCTCGCCACCTTGGGTGCTCTGGCTAGTGTGGCCACCTTGTTCTTCATCTGGATGAAGCAGAGACAGTCTGAAAAGGCATGATCCCTTTGCCTGTCCCCGTCTACGCCCTAGTTGGTAGCCTCATTCTGGCAGCAGGGGTTACAGCGGGCTCCCTCGGTACTAACTACACCAATGGGTTTAAGCTCGCAGCGTGTGCCAAGGATATCAAGTCAGATTCCTACAGACGCTGCCCATCCCAGATCTCTGATGCAATCCAAGTCAGGAACGCGGCTGCAATTGTAGCTGTCCAGCCAATTGTGTCCAAGGGACAGGTTGAACGACAAAAAATCATCACCCGGACAATCCATGACATTCAAATCATTTACAAGGAACCACAGACTGCTGTTTGTGGCCCTAGCCCTGCTATGCAGCGCCTGCGTCAGCAGCTGTGTGACGAAGTCGGCGGGTCTGACTGTGACCCCAAAGATGTTCAGCCTGGAAATGTTCGATTGCCCCAAGGACCCTGGAGCCTGGGCAAAATCAGCGACCGACAACGAGATAGCAGCCAATAACCGAGAGCGAGCGGCTGCTCTGCAGGAATGTCGTGTGCAATTGCAAACGCTTTGCCACACAATGTATTCGAGTAAAGGAGTATGCCTAAATGGCACGGAAGGTCGTCAAGTCACCCCCAACCCTTCCCGAGTTCCAAGCGAGAAGTGAGAAACAGTCTCAATATCTCAAGGCTATTCGTTCCAACAATCTAACCTTTGGTATCGGCCCAGCCGGAACTGGCAAGACGCACGTTGTGGCCAGAGCTGCGGCTGAAGCTATCTGCAGCGGTAAATTCACCAAGCACATCATCATCCGCCCAACTATCTCGGTGGAGGATGAGGAACTGGGTGCCCTTCCTGGTGACGTCGATCAGAAGATGGATCCCTGGATGCGCCCCATCCTGGACGAACTCAAGATGATTGTGCCTTTCGAGCTTCTGCAGAAATGGCCAATAGAATGTGTGCCTATCGCTTTCATCCGGGGTCGAAACTTCGCAAATGCCTTCGTCCATGTGACTGAGGCTCAGAACCTCACAATCAAACAGTGCAAGGCCATCGTCACCCGGATGTGTGAGGACTCCAAGCTGGTGGTTGAAGGTGACCCTGAGCAGTCTGATCTGAGAGAGGGAGCTTTGGAGCGGTTAATCAGGATTGCCAAGCTGATGTCGGAGCCATTTGGGTTGGTCCGGTTTGAGATTGATGATGTGGTCCGAAGCGAACGGGTCAAGCAGTGGCTCAAGGCTTTTGCCGCCGAACAACAATACAACAATGTACACTAGATGTTGAACCAAATTGTCCTTGTAAACGTGATGGTTTGAGATAATTTATAAATCCCTTGGAACCAGCAGGCACCGAGCTAATGTAGAGAAACCCGCCCTAAGCCCCTGGGCGGGTTTCTTTTTGTCTACTGTATAAGATGAAATCAGTTTTGACTATGAGGTTGAAATAGCCGAGGGCTAAGCTCAAAATCAGGAGCAACCCATGCCGGCTGTAGTCGCTACTATCAATACCTCACAAGTGAAGCTCAAGCGGCTGATCCATATTCGGGAAGAGACGCTGACGACCACTGGGCCGACCGATTCGGCAAGTGCCTCCAGACAGTATCTGACGGGTGAAATCGTGTTCCAGCTCACCGGTACCGCTACGGCTGTCGAGGCTCGGATCGAGCGAGCCACCAAGATCGGTGACTGGGCCCCTGTCGATAATACGACCCTCACGGGTAACCCCTCTGCCGGTATCCAAGTCGCCTCTTCGCGCGAACCGAACGCCGCCTATTACCGCCTGAATGTCCTAACCCTCACGGGTGGAAACCTGAATGTTTCCATCTCTGGAGACGTTGCCTAATGCCTATCTCCCTGCGCGCACCTGGTTCTAAACTAAAGACTAATCTTGTTACGTCGACTGGACTTGGTGGGGGTGGTGTTTCTGTGCCATCCGCCATTGTGCTGTCTGCGTCCCAGTTTCTCCAAGGTGTCGCTGCGGGGGCTAATGTCGGTAATTTCAGCGTGGCTAATGGGCAGGGGAACTACACGTTCTCGCTGCTCACCAACGCTGGCAACCGAGTCTCTCTGACGAATAACAGTCTGCTGACTGGATCTGGCGCAGCGGCTTCTGCAGCTGGAACCTATCAGATCTCGGTCGAGGCCACTCCCTCAGGCGCTGGTCCCAAGCTCACTCAGACCTTTACGATCACCGTTGGGACAGCTGCCACCCCAGCGAACCTGACCGCCCCTATTATCCAAGGGACGATGCAGGAAGGCCAGATTCTTACAGCTGACTACGGCACCTGGTCCAACTCTCCAACTTCATACACTGTCCAGTGGAAGCGGGATGGCGTGAATATTTCGGGTGCTGTCAATGCCACCCGGACCATGCTGCTTGCGGACGTTGGGGCCACGATCACTGTGGCTATCACAGCTATCAATGCTACGGGTTCCGCCACTGCAACTTCCGCTGGCCGAGGGCCAGTCATTGCAGCTACGATTGCGGTACCTGTTGCGACGACCGCTCCGGTAATTACCAAGTCGGGTACCACTCTGACCACCACGGCTGGGATCTGGGACAATGCCCCGACGTCCTTCACCTATCAATGGCGCAAGAACGGGGTCGACGTCGTAGGTGCTACAGGTATCAATTACACCCTGACCTCGGGTGATTATGAAACCCCCATCACCTGTCGGGTATTTGCTACCAACGCTGGCGGCTCGACGGGTGCAACTTCCAACGAAATCACCACGGCCACCCCCTCGGGTATCATCCTTAACACCTTGGGCCTAACCTCAGCCAGCTTCACCTCGGCGGATCCCACTGGGACAGTGGTCGGGACCATCACCAGCAAGACCCCTGGGTCAACACTGGCTATCAATCCAGCCAACCCACGTTTCAAGATCGTCAATGGTCAGATCCAGATTGGTAACACAATCACGACCGTACTGGCTGATACCGACCTGAGCGTCACCATCCGGGAGACCCTCGCGGGAGCAACCAACTCACCCAACTACACCACCCTCCAAATCTTGGCGCGTCGTAACACCGCCCTGACCGACAACGGCGTGGTGGCCAGCAATCAAAGCCCTACCTATCCAGCAGCTGCCTCAGGTTTGGCCGTGCAGATGGTTTCGGGCGGTACCAGCCTTGTCTATGGTGTTAGTGAAATCAACCACATCAGTGGTATCCTGCGTCCCAACCAGTTTGAGGCGATCTACTTCGCCGATGGTATCCCAGAAGCCGCCGGCGGAGCCTTGATCGGCTACACCGGAACCTCTGGCAGCGTTTTCAACAGCGCCAACACTGCAGTTATGGTCGCAGGTCTGTCAGCAAATGCACCCGGAGGTGCCCCTGGTCAGATCTACTACAACGTGCTGGACGTCGCCGCCAACGGTCTGCCAGATTCCGTAATCGGGACCACCTGTGGTTTCTCGGGGGTGAGTACTTCAGGGACCAAGGCCCTCATCGGTCGCAAGATGTTTACCGCCGAGGGTATCATCAAAATGCGTGGCCCTCGTTGGGTCATCGTGGGTTATGAGGCGGGTGTACCTGTCGTCTATTCAGGCACACCTGGCAACTCGGGAGAATGTCTGGCCCGAGGCGCTGTGGCTCTGGCCGCAATCGAGGGCCTGAAGAAGACCTTGGGTTCAACAGGTCTCTCGGCCAGCCGGATGTGGATGAAGATCCGTCGCTACATCAAGTGCGACACTTGGTTCCCCACTGCTGAACAGCGCAACATGTTTGGCCAAGGTTGGAACATGGTCGACACGACTAAGTTCCGCTCGGGCTACTTCTATGCCTCAGCTGCCCCCTCCACTGGTCAGACCATCATCATCAATGGCACGACCCTCACCGCTGGCACTGAGTTTGCCATTGGTAGCGTCACGGCGACCTTGGACAACCTGGTCACCTATCTTAATGCCACGTCCGCCTTTAACACCTTGGCAAATTATTATCGCAGCAACCAGACGCTGTTTATTGTCCACAAAACCGCAGGTAACGGCACGGCCTTCCCGATTGCTACGGGAACTTGGGCGACCTGTAAGGCGGGCGGTAACCAACTGGAGATTCTGGACAGCGCGGTTGAGTTTGACGGGCTGAAGGCGACGGCTTACCCTGTCACCTCGCTGTCAAAAAACACTGGTTTTCTCACCGCAGGCATGGCTGACACCTCGCCCTTCAAGGTCGGTGATCAGATCCTGACCAACGGCACGGCCCCCAGCGGCTACAACACAGCAGCCACCAACGGCTTCATCACCAGTATTACGGCCAACACGTCCATTACCTTCACAGCCACTGTTACTGGGACAGGCACGGCCACAGGCATTGCTGGTGTGCGTCTCACTCTGGCAGGTTATCAGGATAACAAGGGTCGGATAATTACCCGGACGACTTCCAACACGCCCATCTACCAGGAAGTTCCGAACTTTGTGCCCGATTATGTGGTAGGTATCAGTGACCAAGCGGTGCTGTTTGGTCCTCCAAGTGACACGCTGCCAACCACCTTCCAATGGGACGATGGTTGTCCTTGGGCCTATGACTACGCCACTAACAAATACAAGGTCACTCTGACTGGTCGCTACATCGGCACGGCTCCCGCAGCCATCGCTGCTCGCTTGGTTAAGTGGGGCGTGCCGGCTGGGACCGTCCCTAGTGCCAACGACATCGTCATCGACTGGCACTTGGCTAATGGGATCGATACGGTCAACAAGACCTGGTCCAAGGATTTCTATCTGGACGAACAGCCTGACATGTTTGTGGCTGAGGTACGCCGTGAGGGTCAATCTCTGACCTACAGGTCCTCCACCCGCTACATGACAGGCCCATCCGTTCTGGCTTCGGATCAAAGCGTCACAGGTGTGACACTGGAAAGCGAAGCCAACCTACCGTTCGGCGTCCGCCGTATGAAGGGGATTGCGCGAGCCCTGACCACCAGTGGTGATGCCCATGCTTACTATAATGGCATGCCATTCAATGTGGAGAGCACCAATAGTGCTTGGGCCATCTCGGATGGATCGGGCTTGGTGTCCAACAATCCCACCCGCTTCCACTTCGACTACCCTAGTGTGGGTGACAACCAGACGTTCGACGCTGTCCCTCAAATCTATGAAATCCGACTGTCAGCTCTGACCAATGGCACAGGTGGCAACGCCATCACGTTGGCCAGTACTGGAACTGCTATTGACGTATCCGCCACCACCCTCCAAGGTGGCGACACTGGCGTCGCAGCTGGCGGCTACATCTACATGAAGGGAAGTCCTGGGGACGGGAACACTCTGACCATCAACGGGGTTGTCTACACCTTCAAAACCAGTGCGACCGTCTCTTCCCCTGGCCATATCAAGATTGGCAGCTCTGATCAGGATACAATGCAGCGTCTGCGTGACTGTATCCATGGCTCGGGTGGTATCACTACAACAGGCTCGTCCACTTGGATTGCACCTTCCTCGCTGCCATCTAATTGGGTGGCGGCTACGTTCGACGCCCCACTAGGTACCAATGGGGTTCGGATCATCAACCGAAACAGTGACGCCGCAGCGATCACCGTCACCTCGAGTACGGCCAACATCAAGGTCCACTATGCTTCTACGCAAGGTGAAACCTCAGGTCACGTCAAGACCAATACGGTCAACGTCAACACGCAGCCAGCTGATGGAGCCACCCTTACGATTGGCTCAACTGTCTACACGTTCCGCACAACCGTTGCAGCCTTGGGTGAAGTCAAAATCGGGGCTTCAACTGCCACGACGACCACGAACCTAATCTCGGCCATCAACAACGTGGGTGGTACCAACGGCGCAGCCGGTGAGTATTTTGTCTCCGCTGCCCATACGACCGCTCTGGCCTGCCAGAACACTTCAGCGATCACAGTCAAGCCTGTGTTGCCCCTGCCGGTTATCACCAAGCCTTTCGGCCTGATGCCAGCCAACGAGGTCAACAACAAGCCTTGGAGTGCCCATATTTATGTGGTTGAGCCTGGTGTTGTACCTCACGAAAAGGTTGCCACCATTGGTGCCACTTGGTTCGCGGAGGCTATGACCGAGAGAGCCGGCACGCCAATCGTGCTGTTTAGCCGGTGTGCAAAGGGTGACACTTCGATCCGCAAGTTCGCCCGCTTGGCTAACTACAAACCTGGCTCCAAGGGCGTAGACACCAACGGGTACGTCCAGACTGGTGCAACTGCGACCGTCAAGGTCAACGGAACCACCAACGGTATTAACCAATACGATGAGGTCTATATTACGGGCTTCAGTGACCCGACTGCTAATGGCATCTTCAAGGTCACCTCTGACCCTGTCAGCTCGACCTTCTCGATTGCCTGCCCTGGCAAGACGGGTGGCCCCAATATCATGGCGGTTCCTACTCTAGGTACCCCTGAGTTCATCAACAATGGTGAAGTGTCGGTCTACCGAAATGGTGTCACCTGCACCATGACCCACTCTGGTGGCATTGCTACCATTGTTACCAATGCGGGAGCAGGCGACCCTGATGTAGTTGTTGGCGACCAGATTGAAATCTACGGAGCCAATGAGGCCGGCTTCAATGGAACCCGCACGGTCCTGACCGCAGGGGTTCGTACCTACACGGTAGCCTTGCCGACCAACCCAGGAGCCACCGCTACCGGCTCGCTGGTGATGATGTCCCCCGGTGACATGACCCGTGCCTACCAGGACGTGATCGAGTCCTATGAGAAGTATGTTGCCATGCTTCCCAAGGGGCTGGATATCCTCCATTTCGGCCACCATGGTGGCGCTGATGGCGGGGACTGGTCGTTCTATGATCTGGAGCTGAAGGAGTTCTATGACTACTGGATAACCCAAGGGAGAGCCCGCAAAATCTCCATGGGTACAAAGAATGGTCGCGTCAGCCCTCTGGACAACACCCAGAACAATTCCAGCAACCAGAACTCTATGCGTAAGGCCCAGTACGACTTTGCGTCTGTAACCCCCAATGTTTACTATCAAGGGAACACATACGCGATTGGTCCTATCGCTGCCAGTTATGCTCCGTTCAGCACCAACCGTCCTCTAGCCAAGATCCAGCCTGATGGGGTCCACGCGACCTTCTACGGTATCACCGCCGGGGGTGGCGCTGCTCGAATGGGTGACGCCTGTGGTTGGGCTGCAAAGGGTCAGAGATTTGGTGCTCGGGGGGCCTTCGTCTCCGAGGTTGTCTACATCAACAACTTTGCTACCATGTTTGTGTTTGATTTGCCTCCAGGTGCAACGGACCTGATGCTACCAGCATGGGGCAGCACAGGTTTCCCGGACGCTGAGAAGTATCTGTTCAACATCAGCCTCCAGACCACCAACCTTGACTATACAGCCTGTGCCACTGTCACCGGCTGGACCAAGTCCCTGAACGTAGATGGTCAGATTGAGGTTATTGTCACTCACGAAAATCTTGGGGAAAAGAATGTCTTGCGCTACGCCAGGTTTGGCTGGGGCGACCCTGGCTTCCCTGTCCCTGGGCAAACTAACGCTTGGACTGGGATCGTCTTCCCAAGGGATAACCAGGATATTCTAGGTACTGGTGGACGTCCTGCTGAGCCCCTGTACGACTGGACTCCTGTAAACAAGGACCAGACCGGGACTGTAACACTTTCTACGACCATGCCCACCTTGGATCGAGGTAAGTTCAACCCAGTTCCAACCTACCAGTCGGACTGGTCGGCCCCCAACCTGTTCGCCAAGATGGTCGCAACAGCCTCACCCTATGATGGTCGAAATGTGACCTGGAGCGCCGGCCAGCTGGCCACCCGGTTTAGCGATGGCGGTCTGAACACTTGGGGTGGACGTCGTCGTGGTAAGGAAGTGCAGTCCTATGTCGACCCTGACATGGGCTTTGGCTGTCACGAGATCGATCTGGTCAATGACACGCTAACCCTTGTGGCCAAGCGGGTTACTCCATCCCCAGCCTCGGGTGGCAAGTATGCCGTGTCGGGTATGTTGAACTCCGCGCCGAGCTTCAAGGCCCGCAGGGGGTATTGGGAACTGGTTTGTAAGCTGCCAACCGAAAAGGGAACCTTTATCGGTTGGTGGAACGAAGCCTACCAGCCAAATATCCCCGTGGGACAGGAAACGTGGCCACCCGAAATCGACTTCATGGAGCACGTCAGTAACTCTGTCAGCATCAAGGTGGGATCAATCTATTACACCATCCGTGATGCGGCGGGTAAGCGACTGGGTGACTTGGTCCACAAGAAAGAAGTGAAGGTTGTGGGCTCTCCAACCATTCCAGGTGTGGATCTGAATGATTTCCACACTTACGGATGTATCTGGGAAGCTGGCCCAACTGGCTACGAAAAGTTCAGCTATTATTTCGATGATGTCGAAATCTTCTCTGAGCTGGTCGAAACGGCTTATCTGCCCTACGACATGCAGTTCATCGTCGACTTGGCGATGGGTGGTGACTGGGCAGGGCCTCCTGAGGCCAGCTGGGTTGAGAGCCGGATGGTTCTCAAGTCCATCAAGTTCCACCCTCTGGTCTAAAAGAAAAGGCCCACCGGAAGGTGGGCCTTTTACTTTCTAACCCCAGACCTCACCCCAACTCCCTTGACTACTGGCCTTGGAATATTCTGTAGCTCGAGCCTCGAAGAAATTGGCGTGCTCGACACCAGATAATAGGGCCTGAAGCCAGGGGAGGGGGTGTTCGTCCACCCCCTCATAGAGGCTGTCGAGCCCCAGCTGTGTCATGCGCCAGTTGGCGATGAAGCGGACATAGGCTTTCAGTTCTCCAGCTGTCATGCCTTCAACTGGACCCATCTCGAATGCCAGGTCGATGAAGCGATCCTCCATCTCGACCACGTCCTGACAAACCACCAAGAGGTCTTCCTTGAGCCTCAGGGTCATTCCACCTGACTCCTGTAGCAGGGTGTGAAACAGCTTGATGATCCCCTCACAGTGCAGGCTCTCGTCCCGCACAGACCAGGAAACAATCTGGCCCATGCCCTTCATCTTCCCGAACCTGGGGAAATTCATCAACATGGCAAAGCTGGCGAACAGCTGCAGACCTTCGGTGAAGGCACCGAACATAGCTAGAGTGAGTAGGGTGTTGTGACGATCCAGGACATCAAAGTCCTTCATGTAATCATGCTTGTCCCGCATCACCTTGTATTCTCGGAAGGCCTGAAACTCACTCTCAGGCATACCAACCGTCTCTAGCAGAGAGGCGTAGGCGTCGATGTGGACCGTCTCCATGTTGGCGAAGGCCGACAGCATCATCTTGATCTCTGTCGGCTTAAACACCTGAGCATACCGCTCCATGTAGTTATCCTGGACCTCGATATCCCCTTGGGTGAAGAAGCGGAATATCTGGGTCAGGAGGTTCTTTTCGGCCGGCTCCAGCCGAGTGTTCCAGTCTCGGACGTCTTCGCCCAGAGGGACCTCCTCTGCCATCCAGTGGACCTGCTGCTGCTTCTTCCAGTAGTCGTAGGCCCATGGGTACTGGAAGGGCTTATATCCTTGAGAGGGTTGGGTTACTGACATGCGAGACACTCATCATAGTTGGTGGAGCCAGCGTGGGCGGCACGCTGGATGGATTTGGACCGGAGGTAGTAGAGGCTCTTGACCCCCTCCATCCACGCCCGGTAGTGGAGCATGTGGAGGTCCCGCTTGTGGACGTCTGAGGGCAGGAACAGATTGACAGATTGTCCTTGGTCAATCAGAGGGGCTCGGTCGGACGCGAGGTCAACAACCCAACGCTGATCGATTTCAAAGGCAGTTTTGAAGACGTCCAGATCATTCTGGGGGATCCCTAGGTGCTGGACAGACCCACCTTGTTCGAGAATGTCATCCCAGACCTGGGGGGTGTTCATACCATGTCGATCTAGCAGCAGTTCGAGATGGGTATTCTTGACAACAAAAGAGCCAGACAAGGTCTTGTGAACAAAGACATTGGCGGGGATGGGTTCGATCCCTGGGCTTGTGCCCCCACAAATGATACTGATTGAGGCCGTAGGGGCGATGGCTGTGGTGTAGGAGAACCGCTGGTTTAGGTTGGCGTCAATCGCATCAGGGCAGGAGCCCTTCTCCAGAGCCAGCAGGGTGTTGGCTTTTTCAGTAAACCTGGCGATCTCCTCGAAGATTTTCGAGTTCCACGACTTGGCCATGCTACAATCAAAGGGGATGTTCATGGACTGCAGGAATGAGTGGAAACCCATGACACCCAAGCCGATGGATCGCTCACGGGTGGCGGAATAAACCGCGTTCTTCATGCTGGCTGGAGCCTTGGAGATGAAGTCATCCAGGACGTTGTCCAGCATCCGCATGACGTCTTCAATGAAGGTGGGGTGCCCAGTCCATTCCATATATTTTTCAAGGTTGAGGGAGGAGAGGCAACAGACTGCAGTCCTCTGGTTCCCCAAGTGATCCTTGCCGGTGGGGAGCAGGATCTCGGTGCAGAGATTGGATTGATTGACCTTCAAACCCAAGACGTCGTGAACAGGGCTAAGGTTCTGGTTCACCGTGTCGGTGAACAGAAGATAAGGCTCGCCGGTTTGCAGGCGTACCTCCAAGATCTTCTGCCATAGAGAACGGGCATCAATGGAGCGGATAATCTCGCCGCTCTTAGGGGAACGCAGGCCGTAGGGGGTGCCGGCTTGGATGGCGTGCATGAAGTCATCGCCGATACAGATCCCATGATGAAGATTGAGAGACCGGCGGTTCATGTCGCCAGTGGGTTTGCGGATCTCCAGAAATTCTTCGATCTCGGGGTGGTGGATATCGATGTAGACCGCTGCGGATCCTCGGCGAAGCGACCCTTGGCTAATCGCGAGTGTGAGACTGTCCATCACCTTGATGAACGGGATGATCCCTGATGTCTCACCCGACTGGGCGACTGCTTCCCCCATGGATCTTACTGATCCCCAGTAAGTCCCTATGCCTCCACCCTTGCTGGCGAGATCAATGTTCTCATTCCAGATGTCCCGGATACCTCCCAAACTATCGTCAACCGAATTCAGGAAGCAGGAGATTGGTAGCCCTCGCCCTGCGCCGCCATTCGATAGGATTGGTGTCGCGGGCATGAACCAGAGGTTTGACATATAGTCATACAGGCGCTGGGCATGGGCCTCGTCGTCGGCGTAGGTTTGAGCCACACGGGCGAACAAATCCTGGAAGGACTCCCCCGGCAAAAGGTAGCGATCTGTGAGAGTCGTCTTTCCGAAGTCGCTGAGATTTTCATCAGCGAGGGGGTTCATTTTGAGAGGTGGCATAGGGGGTCCTCGACAGCGGGACCCTGTTACTAAACCCCAGACTCAGCGATGTCCCACAAGATATGTGCTGATCTACTACACATCAGCAAAAAGTCAGAAAGTGGATAAATCAGGGATATAGAAGGAAAAATGCAATAAAAACAATAGTGTTAGCATCCTGAGCGGGGATAGCACCTCTTGTCCGCCGGTGTGTCTGGGAGTGCCAAAACATAGCAATTTCAATGAATTAAATTTCGCGATTGTGTCAGGCTGTGTCGTACTGTACGCCCACGTCCCAGTGCGAATGTGGATACCAGAGTGGATAATGGCTGAGCGAACCCGAAACAAGCTGACTGCTCTGAAGGTGAAGAACCTGAAAGACCCAGGGCGCTACTCGGATGGCGGGGGCTCTATCTGCTCATCTCCCCAAGTGGCTCCAAACGATGGTCCTACAAATTTGGGACCAAAGAGCGTGGGTTGGGGTCTTACAAAGACATCTCACTAAGTGAGGTCCGGGTGCGGGTAAGCCAGCTCAGAACCCAGGCCAATGGGACAACTGCGGGCCTAAGGGAAAAATCACACTGGGGGAGTTTGCTGGCCAGTATATCGAGACGATGGAGTCTCAGTGGTGGGGGAGTGACACGGCACCCTCTTGGCGGAGGACCTTCACGTCCCACACCAAATCTATTCAGCACAAGGATGTAGCGGAGATTACCCAGGATGACATCCTGGGTGTGCTCAAACCGATCTGGATGACCAAGCCTATTATGGCCCAGAAGGTTCGACAGCGGTTGGAAACCGTGCTGGATGCCGCTCAGGTGAGAAAACTGCGGAGCGGGGACAACCCGGCACGCTGGAAAGGTAATTTGGTATTTCTCTTGTCGACACCCATCGCTCTGGCTCGTGGTCATTACAAGTCGATGCCCCATGAAGACCTAGCCGCCTTCATGGTCGGCCTGTCACAGCGCCCCGCAATATCCTGTCGAGCACTGGAGTGGACTATCTTATCAGCCGCACGGAGTGGAACGACGCTGCAGGCCACCTGGGATGAGATTGATATGGATGCGAAGGTTTGGGAAATCCCTGCCGAAAAGATGAAAATGAGCCAACCGCTGCGGGTACCCATGTCGACTCAAATGATAGATCTGTTGGAAGGTTTGGACAGAAGTAGCCCGCTGTTATTCCCGAACCACAAGGGGGTAAAGCTTTCACGCACAGCCTTAGGAAAAGTATTGGCTCTTGGAGGTCACCCCTATACCCCCCACGGATTTAGATCGACGTTCCGAGATTGGGCAGGGGATGAGACGGACTTCCCGAGAGAACTGGCCGAAGTCGCACTGGCCCACCAGATCGGTAATACCACAGAGCGGGCTTACCGCCGGAAAGACGCCCTGGAAAAGAGAAGGGCGCTTATGCAGGCTTGGGGGGATTATTGTTTTCCTGACGGGAGATAAACTCATTGAGCACTGCGACCCGTATTCGGCGGCTACGGCCAGCCTTGTAGGTCTTGAGCTCACCGTCTGTGATCAGTCGATAGATGGTTGATCGACTGATATTCAGCATCTCGGCTGCGCTTTGAATGGGTAATGATTTCAAATGATCCATACCCCCACTTACAAAATGGTTGTAAGTGGAGGTATGACGAAAACACCGATGTCTAGTGGACATCCTCATAATTTTCGTCGCTCAGTAGCATATCATAGACCTGTTGGGCGAACTCCTGGGCACTTGGACAGTCATTGATGATCTCACCATCAACCTCCAAGCTATCCATTTCGGTCTCAGAGGGGTGATCGTCGTCTGAGATTTCCAAACCCGGGCGGATGATGCGATAGACCGATCCATCCAGTCGGTGCTGAACCGCTTCCAATTCGTTTTGGAAGCGTAGATCAGAGATAACCACAGAGTCACACTCTGCTGCGGTGTTGACCAGGATGTCACACCAGAAATCAGATGCCATCAGGTTCCGCCCCCACTCAGTACCAAGGGTCTGCATGGCATATCGTGGGGAACGACCTGACAAGTAGGGAGTAGGGATTTCCTTCAAGTCCCCTTCAATCATCCGGTGGATCGTCGCATCAGACACCCCCTGACAGTCCAACAGGGACGCCAGCATCTGTTTGATAGGACCCGCGAAGGACAATTGAGTGTAGCCTTGGGAGACAAAGGCCCGAGACGCAGTGTCCTTACCCGACCGCTTACGACCAGTGAAAGCGACTACATCCACAGTTTCATCAAGCTCTATGAACTCGACTATTCCGTCATCCGGGATCTCAATATCGCTCATATCATCCATGTTCGATTTCCTTACGAAACTGCTTCCAACCACGGAAGTTACAATCTTGGAATTTCAGGCTCTTGGTTGGGGTAGCCTGATGCTCAGTCGGGGATAGATGCTGGGGACTAGAACCCGCCAGTCGTTCGAACAGTTGAAGGTCTTCGGACCTCTCGGGCACTTTGCCCATATGGGTGAGGTAGGACACCCTCGCACACCTGGCTGCAGAGATGCGCCGACTGTTGTTGGGACCCCATTCTTCCAGTTCCTCTTTGGTAACATAGGGCAAATGCCACTCGCCCAATTGCAACACACTGGGGGTGGACTTAGTCATAGCGTCCCGAATACCAACAGCCAGCTTTTGGATCTCGGGTTGGGCGTCTGAGTGAGCCCGTAGGGCAAAGAAGTTGTCCCACTCGGTCGATGTCACCAGCACGTTGATGTGAGTGAAGGGCTCCATCAGACGATTGGCGATCTGTTTGTGAACCTGAAGCCTGGCCATTAGGCCGGCAGCAGCTCGCATCAGAGCAGCTGAGACAGACCAGACCGTCTCCGCAGCCCAGAGCCGCCAACCGTCCAGAGGATCTGTGGCTTGCATCCCAGGGCGATTGCGTCCCCAATAGACCGGACGGGCCTCATCATAATAGCAATCCTCAATCAGCCTTTTGACTGGGATGGCTCTGGAACTCGAGGCATTCCTACTGAACACCCTGTGGGTCATGAGCTCGGCATGGATAAACCGTGGGTATCTCAGCCTGACAGTCGTCAGGCGCACCCCAGCGGGAGAGATACTATCCTTAATAACTCCACATACATTACTCATTATGCAAGCTCCATGAACTCAGAAACAAACAAACTAGCCCACTCAGAACAGGGCTTTTCAACCATAGAAATCACTTCAGTTAAAGGAGCGATATCTTTTATTACATCCCATAGCGGCATATTGGTAAGTAAGTCACGTCGCTCTGTAGCGAGCATAACCTTATCAATATAGAGAATTTCAGGGGGAAGAGGATAGATGAAACCATACTTCTCTGCCAGGAGCTGCAGGATGCTTTCCTCAATCTCCATCAGCCTAGGGAGGGTTCTCTTCAAGGGCGTCGGGACATCCGATATGAATGCCTCGGCGGCATCGTGCATCAGGGCGGTGAGTTTGAACTTACGAGGAACAACCCAGCTGGCGCGAACAGAGTGTTCTGCCACAGAATAGAAGCGGTTGATATTACCACCCCAACGGCACTGCTTGGACAGGGAGTTGGCGATGAACTGGATGCCGACACCAGATAGTGAGGGGTTGTCATAGTCAAACGTAATCCCTCCGTTAAAATCGATCATAGTCACTACAGGACTCTCCCTTCACCATGCCACGCAGTAGCCACTCCCATGCGGGGGATCCCGTCTGGCGTATATCCAAAGTGGCGGATGGTAACTTGCTTGTGTGTTTCGCTGAGAAGCTGCTTCATCTGAGACCAGGTGCCCCTAATACCTGCACCAAAGGTACGACCATCAGGCATACGGCATAGGACCGACTTGGCTACACCCGACCAGTTGCCCTTACCTTCCTGGATCTCAATCACCTCAAACTCGTGATCGTCGAACTCCTTGTTCTTCAGAACGGACTTGGACCGCTTCTGCTCGTAAGGGAGATCCTGGCGGATCATCTGCCCTTCATAGCCTTGCTCCAAGTATTCTGAGGCCAAGCGCGTGAGGGTCTGGTCATCGCCGCGCCTTACTGTCTCGGTGCTGACAGTATAAATATATTCGAGGCCACTAGTATCCTCTGACAGTCTTGTATGTCGTGTGACATACCCCAGGTTTTCAGGAGTTGGTTCAGAACAGGGGTAATCATAGACGTGGAACTCAATTTTACTGCGCGACAGCGCCAGTTCAGCCCTGGTGGGTGTCTGCTTCTTCAAGATAGAACTGAGCTGCCCAAATTCGTGTTTGAGTTCATGGTTATAGAGTTCCCCATGCAGCACAGCGTAGGGCTTGGTCTCAAAGAGGGGAGTGAGGGCGTCCATGATATGGGGACACGAAACAATCGGCCGACCCTCTCGAGAAGTTAACCCAGAGGCTTGGGCGATACAGCAGAACCCATCCAGCTTGGGTTGGCTATAGACATACTCCCCCTGGATCTTGCTCCAAGGCACATCCTGCCATTTCTGGGCAAGCATGGGTTTGAAGAACTTGGGTCCAGCCTTGGCGTCTAGAGCGGTCAGATGATACTCTCGGGCCAGGTTGTAGTCATAGTTGCTGGAGACCTCGAACAGGGCCTGCTCTGCCCCGGTTTCTTTGCTGGCTGGGACCGCTGTGGTCCACTCGGAGGTGACCAGTTTGCCACCGTCGATGCCAGAGACCGTCCGGTAGCGGTCGTCTTCACTCTCCATGAACCAGACACGCAGGCGTCCTGTAGTGTCATATTTGTAGATCCTATGGTGTTGGAATATGCTCATCTATATATCTCCATTTCAGTGAAGTATTTATTGGGTGGAGCCGGGTTTGTGCGAAGGATCAGATATTGGATGATCCACTTACCATCACGGCCCTGACACATTTCGTGGGTGCCGGCGTCATGCTTGAGACGCGCCGAAGCAAGCTTGTCCTTATCCGCAACTGGCCACTGGGGGTTATCCGAGTGACGCACAGAGAGGATGTATTTCCGTAGTTCAGGCCGGCCTAGTTCTTTAGGCGGCGACTTGGTTCGAACCACATTGGTGGAGATGGAGCCAACCTCTTGGCCATACTTGGCCAAGAAGTCGTTGTAGGAGATCCCCAATTCGTCAGCAGTTTTGGCGAGATCACCGTTGTGGCGGTCGTATATTTCCTTGAGGCGTTCGGGGTTACTAACCCCCTCGGTACTGATCGTCGTCATAACTGCTGCTGTCTCCAAGCCGGATGTGGTTTTCACTATCCACAGGCTTATGCGAGACAAGCAGGATTTGCGAGACGCTATCTTTCAATGTGTTTAGTACATCAGCAGTTTTAGCAGCTCTAAAACTGTCCATAGAGGCGTCAATCTCATCAGCGAATAGTATAGAGATGATCTTGTTGGTTAAAACCTGTCCCAAGCCAATCCGAATGGAGAGGTTGGCACAGGCCTTGCCCGACCCAGACAGGGTGTCCAAAGGCTGGTTGTCGACCAGCACGTTGAAGTCGTCATCAATGGCGATGGTGTTTCTCTGACCACCTGTCATCTGACGGATCAAATGGCTTGAGACTTTGGCGAGGCTCGGCAGGACATGCTGTTTGATCAGGCCACGGAGCAGCATAATCATATCTCGCACTTTTTTGTATTTTTCGGCTTGAGATATGTAGCCGTCTATTTTGGCAGAGGTCTCCTCAAAGAGCTTTGTCGCCAACTTCCAGGCGCTCAAATCCCTGTCGTATGTCGTACTGGTATTGACGAGCTGCTGAATCTCGTTATAGGTGTCTCTAGCTCCCTGCAGTTCAGCATACCTGGCCTGTTTGCAAGACCGTCCCCGAAGCTGGTCTTGATATACCAACTGCAGGGAGTGATACCGTTCCAGATCCGCCTCATAGGCTCGGAGTCTGTTGAGCATTCTAGACCAGTCAGGGCACGTTTCGTCAGGATTGAGAGCCACAAGGGTTTGTTCTAGTGCCCGCCGCTGGTTAACCTGCTGCAATCGAGTGCGCTGATCCGCAATGTTCTTGTAGGTCAACCCAACAGGTTCAACGGCCTGTATCAAGGCGTACTTACGAGCAGTCTCAAAGTCATATCCAGCCAGGATCTCCCGATGTTGAGGGTTATAGGCTGGCTCGACAGCCAAGGCGGGACCAGGGTCGAGTTCGGCAATCAGGGCTTCCAGCTCGACAATGGTGTCATGCTCGTGTGGAATATCTTCCAGACAGTGAGGGCAGGGCTTGGACCCTCGGTCCTTTGCCGCTGAGAGCCTGGACTGCAGGGCCTCGAGCCTCTTGCACTTCTCCGAATAGACAGCGTAGGCTTCACGTCGGTCCAAGTCTTCTGCGGTATAATCTGGCAGGGGGTGACGTTTTAGCCAGGCGCTGGCGTCAGACCATTCGGTATATAAGACAAGCTGGCGCTCCATTTCGGCCAGCTCTGCCTCAGAATGAGGGGCGCTGGATGGGAGAGCCTCAATCTGGGCCTTTAGGAGTTTGATCTCCATCTCTTTTGCATTCTGCAAGCGGACCCGCTCTTCCAGTTCCACCCCGGTTGGCCCAACAGGCTCCACAGGTGGAACTGGTTCTTCCAGTTCATGGCTGAGATAGCCTTCCAACACACTGAGCTCCTCGCTCAGTGCGCGGTGCTGCTCCAAAGTTTCCTGTCGAGTTTCAGCGGGGAGATAGTTCTTCGGGACAGCACCTGGCCCTGAGCCGGGTGGGACCAGAGTGGTTCGAAGGGTATCAGCCTGCCGGCTGAGCAGCTTGGCTTCCTCCAAGGCCCACTTGGAGACCCCATCCAGAGAACCCAGACCCAGCACGTTATCGACCATCTGGCGGCGATTGCGTGGGGACATGTTACCAAGCCGGCCGATGTCGTCCTGATTGATCACACAGGCTATGTCGAAGACCGACAGGTTAAAGCCCAGCTCTTCAACCACCTTGGCGTTGACCGTCGAGGTACCCGTGGCAATCGTTACACCACCACGCTGCATTGTGGCGGTGCGGGCAGTGCGGGTGATTTTGATGTCACTGCCACTGATCTCAAAAACGCCTTCAGCCTTCAGGGTCTTGTAATCCTCGGCCAGTCCACGCAAGGCTTCGGTGCCAAACAGGAGATAGCGGGCGATCTCGAAGATCATCGACTTACCCGACTCGTTGCTGCCAGTGATAGCCCAGTAGCCGGGTGTTAGTGTCAGGTCTGCAGAAAGTGTGCGAGAAGTGCTAGGGAAAGTGACGCTATATTTCAGGTGTTTGAGCATTTAGGAAGTCCGTGCAATGATTGAAAAGTGTCTTTACCTGGGGCTCCAGGTGTGAATTGAGGGTCCCCCACTCCCGAAGCATGTCGGCGGAGGCGTGAGAAATGATCTGACGTAAAAGTGCCCTATGCCCGGGGGGCATAGGGCAGTGGTCTAAACAATATTCCAGAGCGCCAAGATTGGCCCAGGATATCACTCGTTGTCCAATCTCAAGTCATTGATTTTGGCCCAGACCTCCTCGGTGAGATCCTTGTCGATCCCCACTTCCTCGGCGGCTTTGAGATACAATCCCCTTAGATCGAAGGGTTCGAAGTCAACCTCTTCCTGATCCCCAACCTCGTCTTGGCCGTCACGTTGGACAACGACTGAGAGGCAATCAATCTGGCTATCAAACACCTCGTCTGGCTTCAGGCGGATTCTCAGGTGCTTATCATGATAGACATCTGAATCTGCCATCACCTGATCCAGGGAACGGGTGACGTAGAACAGTTCACCAGGATCCTCGCTGAAGCTATAGGGCTGCATAGACCCAGTCACCACCACCTTGAGCCCATCGATTTCTAATTGGCGAGGGGTGTGATCGTGGCCGGTGTAGGCTATCTGAATACCCGATTCCGCAAGGGCTTTGGCAGGTAGAGCGTTGGCGTTGTCACCAATCACTACAACATCCCAGTGGCCAAAGGCTGTCGTAGCCTGTGAGCCGTTGATAAGGTCGGAGTAAGTTTCAACCATCTCTGTGGCCCCAATGACGGGGTGCCAGGGGATTACGACCAGGCTCGTCTCACCTGTGAGGAATACCTCAGGGCTATCCTCCAAGACGGTGACATAATCACCTACCAAGCCAGAGAAGATCTTGTAGGCTGTAATCTTCTCCAGGTCCCGAGAGGCGTCATGGTTGCCACGATTGACCACATAGTTGACGTTCACCCTAGCCTCAGAGGCCTCCCTGTAGATCTTCGCGGCTTTCCAGATCACACTGTAGGGAACGATTGCCTCATCGAAGAGGTCACCCATTTGAATGTGAATTCCTGGAGGAGCCTCCATCAGCTCACGAGCAAACTGGTCCCACTGCATCCGCTCACGGTCACCTCGACGGTCGAGGGGGACTCCAGTGCGGAATCGTTTACCAAGATGGACGTCTCCGAGGGTGGTGATGGACATTCAGTATCTTTCCTAAATCGCTTGGTGGCTTCGATGACGACGCGAATCTGATGGAACACGTCATGCAGGGCGTTGTGGGCGTCCCCTTCAAAGGGGACCTCTTTGTCGAAGGGATAGGCATTTGGGTCCCCCCTCATACCTCGGATGAATGACTGCATGTCTATGGCATGTCGGTAGTGAAAAGGATTGTGGACCTCATACTGGCGGAAATAGCTTTCCAGGAAGGGATATTCAAAGCTGATAGGCTTGCCCCAGAGGGCTGTGGGGAGGACCGAACTGGTGTTACCATCTACCCAGTTTCTGAAGGCTTCCAGTGCAAGTCCAGGGTCCTGAGGGTCTTGGGTTACAGCCTCAAACACGTCACTAGGTTGCTTACGCCACCATTCTTGGGTCGAGGCGTCCCAGAAGCGTCCCGTGGACTCCCCGAGATTGATACAGAAGCAGCTACCGACCGTCTGGGTTTCCAGATCGAACGTTGCCGCAGCGATCTGTAGGATCATGGAGTGGTCCCGACTGGTCCCCGTAGTTTCAAGATCAACCATTACATTTTTGTAGCTCACAGGGTGCATTTGTATTCTTTCAATTCATCCCAGCGAAGGGATTTCTTTTTCACAACTTCAACAGTGTGTCGGATTACCCCATAAGGTATGCAGTACCATTGGTCATGAGCTAAACTGTGTATGTACACTAGATAAACGCCTTTTGCGACAGTCACACTAGCACCAGCGGAATTTTGTCCCTTCTTCAGCAATGAGAAATTGAAGGTCAGGGGATCCAGTGTGGATTTCACTTCGGCGTAAAATGTCCCATGTTCTGTTGTCACCAGATAATCAGAGGGAACAGATCTGACATTCACCAGTTTCTTATTACGGCCGTAGATCTCAGCGGCGTCTGGAAAGCGGTAAAGGTAGACTGCTTTACCCTGCTGTTGCCAGTGTTCCTCAAAGATCGCTTCAGAGTCCTTGCCAGTGTTTCTCACGCCGCCCTGGCCCGGAACAGATGGTTCACCACTTCATCGACTTCATTGTCATTCAGTCGACCATTCCAGGAAGTCTCAGGCAGGAAGTCGAAGGCGGGAGCCTCGAACAGTTCAACCTGACCAATCGTGGCCGACTTGCTGCTCCAGGGTTCAAAGGTCAGGCCAACACTAGGGGTGGCGTCGAGCTTCAAGGTTGGGAAGATATCGTCATGGGACATCATAACCTGACGGGCTTCACGGATGAACTCATTGATCAGAGACCTGTGGACCGAGAACACAATCTCGTCGTGGATGGGCATCATGAACCGGGCTTCGCGTGAACTCCACCCCATCGCCTTCAGACGAGCCAAGAGGCGGATGATTGATCGCTTGAGGACGAATGCGTTTGTACCTTGCACCATGGCATTGACCATCTGGTTGCCGGCTCGCACTTGGATACGTCGTGCGACTTCATTGATGGGATTGTAAAGCTCTGGGATATCCCCCCACTTCTGCATGAAGATGTCGCGCCACTCTGGCATGGCCTCATAGCGGAAGCGACGATGACCATCCGGGAGCTCGACCCAACCGTGGAGTTTCCCTTGGTTGATGACGCCGACACGCCAGTCCTCGGCTACAGAGAACCGACTACGATAGTTCTCGGTCGCTGCAGCCATCTTCTGCCAGGACCACCCCATTCTATCACCAACGGTTGTCAACCAACCTGAGTACCAGTAGTTGAAGTTGCCGCCCTTGCCGACCTCGGTTCTCCAGTATTTCTGAGCCTTGCTAGGGTCCATCAGTTCACCTTTCAGGTTGGTAAACAGCTTGACGCCACGATCCTCAGAGATTCCATATTTGTCGTAGAAGTCTCCCGGAGTGGCTATCCGCTTGAGGTCCATGAACATGCCCTCGGTTAGCCACTCCATGTCGACACGCAGAATGTCAGCTGCGGCACCAGAGTGTAGATCTTGGTGGGGGAGCTGAAAGTAGGCTTTGTGAAACTCAGGGTCTTTACTAAGTTCGCCTATGATCACCAGTTCGAATGACGACCAGTCCAAGCTGACTATGACGTGGTCATCATGGTCAGGCAGGAAGAAGCCACGAATGTAGGTGGAATCACCCCGCTTGGCGAGCTGGGTCGCATTGGGAGATGAAGCCGCCAGCCGGCGGGTGTTGAGCAGACTATTGATGCTGGGATACATCCGCTCGGTTTCTGGATCCACGAGACAGAGATAGGGAGTAATGTAGAGCTTCATCCGCTGCTCCACACCCGCCATCTTGGTCAGGCAGGCCGTCAGATCAGTTGAGCCCCCATTGTTCTGCAGCCAGTCCTGACACTTCCCACGGGCCTCGGCGTCCGAGGCCAGCTTGCCTTTGTCAAAAACCAGCTTGGCTTTAAGCAGATCGTAGAGCATGACCCGGACAGGCATGTAGTGACTGATCGACAGGTCTGACTTGCGTCTAGGATCGCCCCGTTCTGCCGCCCAGGCGTTGGAAACAGGGGAGGATACCTGGAGACACTGCTCGAAATCATCGTCTGAGTCTGGGCTGTTCGCCCAGCGGGTCAGTTTCTCACGATATTTGGCATAGTTCCTTTCATACCAGTCTTGCCTGTACTTGATCAGGTCGCTGTTAGGCTCGGTGTCGAAGGGGAGCGCCGCCTTGATAGCCACCTTGAGGTCGCGGAGATGTTGGGCAAAGATGGACCGCTCGGTCTTCTGACGACCAAGAACCGCCTCGTGGTTGATCTTGAGGCCCCCCAACTGCAGATCCGAGAAGATCTGAACCATGGGGTTTTCTTGTTCGAAGAAGGTATTGAGGGCATTGGGGGAGCTGATCGCCACCATCTCAAGCAGCTTGCGAAACAGGGGTATCACCCAGTAGGCGTCATCAGCGCCATAGGCGACAACCTCCTCACCAGTCATCATCCCCATGTGACCGCGACCATTCATTACTTCCTCGAAGGTCGTCATGTCATAGTCGAACAGTTTCTTGATCAGGGATTTGAGCCCGTGACCATAGGCTATGGTATCTACCCAGCCGTTGTAGGAGGCTGCACCATCAGAATCCTTTGCAGTGATTTTGCCAATCAGGTCGTCGACTTCCCGTGAGAACTTGCGGGTCTCACCCTCCTCGCCCTCCAAGTCGACCGGCTTGGTTTTCAGCATCGCCTTCATAAGGGGCTCAACATGGACATACATCCCCCCCAAGTCCTTGTTGATGAAGGAGGAACGAGGGTAGTTGTCATCGCCAAAAGCCGTCACCGACAGCTGCATGGTACAGACAATGGGTTCCAGCACCCGATCAAAACAACTCTTGAAGACTGACAACTCATAGGCCGCATTGTGGGCTACCCAAACTGCTGAGGGGTGTCTGGCATCCAGCACTTGATCGACCACGGATCTAGGCAGACGGTTTTCGACATCAGCATGGGCGAGGTTAAGATACCAGCGGACCTCCTGCCCCTCAGGGTAAATTGAGAATCCCGTGACCACTGTTCGACGATAGTCAAACACCAGTTTCTTTTTGCTGGGTTTGGCTCGGGTGACCTCATTGATACTCATGAAACGGTTGAGGCCCTCGTGCCGGGCATCGTCCTGGGTTTCACAGTCGATACCCACCAGGCTGGTGCAGTTGCGAAGTGCCTCCAGGAGTTTGGGTAGTTCGAGGTCGACATTGCGGCTGTCGATCAGGATGGTTGTCATAGATGGAAACCTTTCAGGGTGGCCTCTAGGGCGGCTGGATCATTCTTGCCTTGGATCAGATGGGCCGAGAGTTCATCATCGCTGATCGGGAAGGGGTTGCTGATCAGCCACATGGCTCGCATTTGGTCGACGTTTTCAGGAACCCTGAGCCAATTGATGTGCCGAGTGGCGAGACCCTGGCTGTAACCCTCCCCATCCTCCCATTCCTGCCCGTCCATCACTTTGAAAATGAAGGTCGAGAGTGTGGCGGGGTTACAGCTTTCAAACGATTTCAGGCCAAACCCAGCCATTCCCGGGACGGCATCCGAGGGTTTGCCAACCATCAGCTTTCGGAAGTAGACATATCGTGGGTCACACTTGGGCTTGATGTAGGGAGTGGTGACCCGAGAGTCGACGCACAGGGCAGTTAGATCACTATCTCGGCCATGGATCTCGATGGGGAGATTGGTGGTTCGGAGTAGATAATGGGTCAGGGCGGCGATGACATCGTCGCCTTCGACATCATTCATTCTGATGCTGTGGTTCGAGGTGAACTGCATCAGTTTGTAGATGAAATCGATGTTGATTTTGGAAGTTGGATCCGGCTTGCGGTTGGTCTTGTAAGCCGGAAAGTGCTTACGGCGTCGAGCGTTACCCCCTGCGCCATCCCATACCCAGATACGGATATCCCCGGGGGCAGTGATCTCATTGATGATCGACCGGAGGATCATTGTGCCGGGGGTAGAGGCTTGCTCGAGTTTTATCCTCAGAGCGGACATTGCGTCGTAGATAATTATCTTCATAATACAAAAAGGGGAGGGTTGATTGCACAACCCTCCCCGATCTCCTGTGGTGTGGAGGGGATGGATCAGGCGGCGGTAGCTTCCTGGTCCATTTCCACGTCGTAGAGAGAGTAGTCCGCCAGCTTGACATTCTTGAAGTCGAGCTGGCCAAAGGACTGGCCACCACCCACTGCCATACGGATGCACAGTGTCATCTGCAGGTAGTGATCGGATGAGATTTCACCAGCGTCGAGCTTTTCTTGGTAAGGCTTGAACATGGAGGCAAAGACCTTGGCTCCCGTGATCGAGGACGTCCAACCAAGACGAGTACCTTTTGCGGCAAGGATCTTACCCTTCTCAGGACCCTTTTCCTTCAGGACATCATCCAGCAGGACAAAGATGGGCTCGACCGTCATATAGTCACCACGGCACTTGGGATCCACTGCCATGCACTCGGCAATGGTGTTGGCCCAAGGCTTGCGACTAGCTGCGTCGGTAATACCATCATAGGACTTGCGATAGGTGACTGGCGTACCAAAACGTATCGAGCGATACGCCACGACGTCAGACACCTTGAGCTCGATACGGAGCTCTTCCTGCATATTCATCTTGTCCTTGTTGATGATGATGCCGCCCTCGTCAGGGACGATATACATATCAATGGCCCCACCCATCTGGCTCATGGCTTCGGACATAGTGATCCGACGACCAGGAGCCGTTGTGGGGGTGGTGAGTGCAGTGGAGGGAGTGTCGTTGGCAGGCACGATAGCTTGTGCCGCTGCCTGAGCCTGAGCGATAGACTCTTGGAGAGTATTGATAGTCATGTTTGTTTCCAGTTTCAGTGTTGTGAACGATTCAATTGAACATAAAAAAAGCCACCTGAGAAGGTGGCGATTTATGCTTGTCTAGTACAGAAGACTACATTTTCTTTTCCCTCCTAGTGGCTGTTGAACTGAATGATATCCCGGGACGGGTCCACCTTGTGGGCGTCCATGGATTTGTGGATCAGGATATCCATCTGACGACGGTCGAGACTGTCGTAGTAGGCTTGGGTAGTCACCCGAAGGGGTGAGGTCCGCTTGCCCCGGATAGCCCGTTTGAACCCCTGGCTGAAGTCGCTATCCATATAGGACAGGCTGGTATTGATGACGTGGCAGGTTTCTCGGTCACCACTGAACTGCCAGTTCCAACCCGTTGCCCCGATGGCTGGGCTCAGTACGTTCAGGTCCAGGTCGCCTCTCTTGTAGGCTTCGTCGATTTCGCTGCGCTCATTCATAGGGGTGTCCCCATTCATGTAGCGAGCTCGCAGGCCACACCGGGTAGCCAGTTCCACAATCCGCTCCTGCTGATCCTTGAAGAAGGCAAACAGGATTAGGGGTGTTTTCCTACGATAGTGCTCGTCGAAGTGAATCTCCAGAGACTGTTCCTTGCCTGGAGCCTCCCCAGGCATGATGTTGATTCGGCGCTTGCCCTTCGGGTCAGTCAGATCGGGGAACACATTGGGGTGCTCCATGATCTGTCTGGCCCTCAGGGTAGCTGGACCTGGTAGGCTCCCGTCGAGCATGAAGAGATCGAGTTCAAGGAAGGCCTCAGCCTTGAACTTATCAAACATGTTCCGTTGGGCTGGAGCCATCTCGACCCAGTCGGTGTCAAACACCACCTTCTGTTTGCCAAAGATGCTCTCGAAGGTTCGCCGGATCGCGTGCCGGCCGAGGATCTCCCTGATCCGATCATGGTTATCCCACCCTAGGATCTTGCCTCGAACGTCTGTTATGGCGTGCTCGTAGAGGAACTGATCATATCCCAGGGGATAGAAACCTCGGTCAATCGTATCAATCGCCGCGAAGGACGTGTCCAGTCGGCCATTGATCAGGGTGCCGGTCATATAGATTGACTCCCTAATCAGGGGTTGAATCTCATAGAAGGCATTAGTACGGGCTGAGTTTGGCCCACCAAAACACATATGGAATTCATCGACATCAACCGCCGAAATACCCCACTCAGCCACCAAGCCCGTGACTTTTTTTAGAAAATCAGGACCACAGAGATAGATAGCAGGCCCTTTCAGGATCTCTTTCTGGATCTGGGCGGGGGTTCCATCCATTACCCCAATGGCTGATCGAGGTAGGCCTGTGAAAGCCATTATCTCCTCGACGTTTTTCCTCATCAGGCTCTTGGGCTGGATCCAGAGGGTCTTGATCCCCTCCTGCTGCCTACGGAATTGATTGACTACGACTGTCCCGGTCTTGCCTGTCCCTGGATCGTTGAGGTTCATGGATCGCTTGTTGGCTATGTGGTAGGCCAGATCAGCAATTTGGTCAGTTCTCAGTATCTTATCAGTCACTTGGACATGAACTCCCTCAACACCTTTGCACCAATTTTTTCGAGTGGCAGGGAGAAGTCGATGTCGGGAATTTCATAAATCAGCTGGACTTTCCCTCCTAGCGGTACGGCTGTGTTGCCGACAAACAGAATCTTTCGGTTGAACCGCTGGGATAAATCGATATGTTTCTCAACCATCTCGATATGATTTATGTCGGTCGAGGTCCAAACTAAGGGGGACAGGTTGGTGAGTTTGTATAAGCCTCGGCACTGGTAGGGCGGTGCCGACCAGAGGGGTATCAGTGGGGGCGACACGGTTGAACTGAGCCGACATAGGTTCGAGAGACGGTTCAACGTATCGGGCTCGTTGTGAACAAGCAGGAAGGGTTTTTGGAAACCATAATTGAAGGGCTTTGGTAGGAAGGTGTAGATGAATGGATCCTCAATCCAATCAGGAAGCTCAACATCTTCAGCCATAATATCTATGTTATGAGGACACACATAATTGGCTGGGGGCTTGAAACTAGAATAACTTTGAAGGGTTGGAGAGATTACATTGGTCTCTCCATCCGCCTGACGGAGGAATAATATTTCCCCCGCTGCCGAATGTAGTCCGTAACTATCAATCAGGCGCATACTTTGTGACCCATTTGTACATAAGAGTGGAATATCGACTCCCCGAATGTTCACAAACTATTGGAACTACATAGTGTTTTACAACTGATTTTCTTTGTGCGTCATCGACGCACTTCTTTAGTTGTTGTCCCATTTCCCAGTATTTTTGGGCAGCGACTTCAAGGTCTAGGTTTGGGGTCAAGCTTCTTCTCTTTTAATAGAAGGTTCGGTCACCAGATTGATTCCTAGTACCCGCTCCAAGTTCTGGATCTCGCGTAGCGTAATATCATAGGATCCAAGTTCGATATCCCTAACCCGGTATCTAGAGCACGAGATCAATGCCCCATACTCAGTGCAGTTAAGCTCCATGCTCGTCCTATGGTTTTGGATCAAGAGCCCGATCTTGGCATGATGGTTTGACAGAGGCCGCTTGTTGTCAAAGCAGCGGTTGTCCTTGGGTCGTGACCTAGGGGTATCTGGCTCTCCATTGAGCAGCTTGTCACTTTTAATGATCAACCTGATGGCGCTAACGCTGCGTCCAGATTTTTTCGCGACTTCAGCCACACTTACGCCGTCATAATACTGTCGCAACAGATCATCATTGACATTCGCGCTTGTCACTTTAGGTCTGGTCTCTTGGGTCTCCATTATCGATTAGTCCTCTTTCCAAAGCTCTTAGATATAAGGCCTCAACGGCATCTGAATTTGTAGAAACATTCCACGGGTTGAAAGTACAGCTTGTAGTGCGTCTTCCCAAACTTCTGAAAACAAAGTTTCATCCGTGCAGTAGATTTCCAACAGGCAGGCTAGGTAGTGGGCCAATTTGGCCATTAATATCTCATCTCTCATGTGGGATGCTCCATTATGGACCACCTCACAGATGAGAGGTGGTTAGTGGTAGTGATAGTTTACGTCGGACTTGTCCCAGCAGTGACTGCAGTCCAGGCATTTGTTAGCCTGGGCGGGGGCTTTACACTGCTCAACACTGTCTGACGGAACGTCAACTGTCGCCATCGGGAGTCCCATAGGGCGCTTGGCAAAACCCTCACCAACCATAGGGGCGGACAGCCGCACCGTGAGGTTAGCTGGGAACACAGAGTGCTTCTGGAGAAACTGTTTGACAATTCCCATTTCCCGAGTTGGCAACCAGTGGCGGACGCTAGGCGTGAGAATCGCAATCTCAGCGATCATCTCTAGCATCCTCAATGATTGCAAATCACCACTGTCGAACCAGCGGAACCGATTCTCCTTAATTTCCGCCCGCTGTCTTGTTAGCAGAGATTGGAGGACGACCACGAACGCCTCAACGAATTGAGGGTGGTTCAAGGCTTCCATCCGCCGGTCGTGGGCGGACTTGACGTTGGAGAAACGATAGTTGCCTTTGAGGGCGTAGCAGCTGCTACAGACAGATCCCTCTACCTCGTGAAGCTTGGCTCCAGTGATACAGTCGGTGGCCGAGATCGACCAGCCGTACCAGGGCATTTTGGAGGGCCGTGACAGTCCCCCTATGGTTTTTAGTGCTTGGTCGTATTT